TCTTAAACTTATTAGTCCTTGGCATGACTGAAACCCTGGTAGTTAAGCTAGTCTTACTACTGGGGTTTATTTTTGTCTTATTATTAAACTTAAATATATTATAATTATGATTGCATTTGTTGTTTTTCTTGGAATTATATTCGGCGGTGTTAAATTATTAGCTTCTGCTAATAATATTAGTGATAGCGAAGCTATGGATAAGTATAGTGGTAAACTATTTGTTGTTGCTATTATAGTTTTTGTTATTCTTATGTGTGTTATTGGTAATAATGATGATACTTTTAATTAAGGTGTTATTAAACGAAATAGGGCTTGTCTAGGTAGAAATACCATAGGCAAGCCCTTCTTTTTTACTAGATTCAAGTCCAGCTTATTCAAATATATCTTTAGCTATATCTTTATAAGGTATAATACTAAGTATATTTTCATCAAGTTTATAATAACTATTATTATTTGGTAAATCAAGAACTCGATTAATACTACGAACAACAGGTATATTACGAACAGCCATAACTTCAAACTTATTCATACCTTTATATCTACCAGTAGTATATTCCTCAGTAAAGTCTTCTTCAATAAGGAATCTAGCAGCCATAGCAGTAGTACCAACTAAGTCATTAATAGTTTGTCCAATGGCAACAGGACTAGACCATAATTTTTTACCTTCAGCATAAGCTCCAAATGGAGTAAATGAAGCAGCTTCAGAAGCAAGACGGTCTGCATGATAAAGCATAAGATTATAAATAATGCCTTCATCATCATCACCTCCCATACCAGTTATAGCAATTGCTCCAATAATAGCAGCACCTACATAAAGTAAATCACCTAAATTACGTCTAATATTTGCTTTTTCATGTTCAGGAAGAAGTTCATAATTAAGTTTGAAATTAACAGCAAATGAAAGCAAATTCTTACCATAAGTTTGGAATGCTTTAAGAACATCACTCACATTATTAACTTCTCCTACGTTAGTTTCTTTAAATGGAATAGTCAAATAATCATAAAGACTAGTATAACTACCTTTTTCAATAGTACCTAGAGTTTCATTATAATAACCGTTCCAACGATAACGTTTCTTAAAACCAGGATAAAGATGTTTATGATATTGCATAACCGTACCACCCCACCAATGTTGTTCTATATTAGCAGAACCAAGTTTATCATAAACACCATGAACTTTCTTATTTACTTCACGAACTTTATCAATAAATTTAGCATATTCTTTAAGAGTAAGTTTACTATCAGATTTTATTTGAGCAATACCATCTTTAAGTTCAAACTGATTATAAATATCTGGAAGTTCAGCAAACTCTTTATCAATATTCTTAATAAGTTCTTTACGTTTAGCAATATATTCTCTTTGTTGTTCTTCATTAAGATAAGTCTTAACAAAATCGAATATAGGATTAGCTTTAAATAAATTATATTTAGCTCGTTTTTTATTATCAGCTTTAGCATCATCCATAAACTTATTGAATTGTTCAAGAAGAGATTGGCTCTCTCCTCTACGGGGAGCATTAATTACTGACATAAGAGCATCTTGTTCAGCTTTACGATGATACATTTCTTTACTCATTATATCATAACTGCCTCTACCGTTATCAACAAGTCTATGAGATTTAAGCATAGCAAATAACATAACATTTTGCATATAATGCTCACCAACAGATTGAGGGCTAAATAATAATCCACGAACTCTACGAATATTTTCTTTAAGACCTTCAGCAGTGCTAACTTCAGTTACTCTATCAAAATCGACTACATGACTAAGTTTAATAATAGCATCTTGAATAGTACTACTATTTTCACTATACATATTAGCCATATAACTAACTGTTCCTTTAACCCATTCAGATTTACCAGACTCCCAATCTTTAAGATTGATATATTCACCAGCAGCTCGTTCCATAAATATATTACTAGAACCAGTAAGAACGTTAGCAATACCACCAGTAATATTCATCATCATATATTTACTACCAGCAATGTTTTGAGCAAGAGAACCAAGTTTAACTAGATTAGGAGTTTTATTATCTTTATATTGTTCAAATACAAGACGACGTATAAAACTTCTAAGATGTTGACTAGTTCTAGTTTGTTGTTCTTGTTTATATTCAATTTCTCCACCAGCACTAGCTTCTCTATTTTCAGTTATACTACCTTTATAATTTATATCATAAGCAGTATTACTAGTAATAATTTGGTCGGCAGTATAAAGAAGATTTTTAACTGTTTTAATAGCATTATATCTATTACTTTCAATTAAGAAACTATTAAATACTTCTTCCCAATTACGATTAAGAATATCATTATGAATCTTATTATTCTTTTCAATAATCTCATCTCTAGCTTTAATAGCAGCAGCTTTACGTTTACTAAATTCCTCATCACTTTCATTAGGCTCTTTAAATTTAGGTATAGTAGGAAGTTGTTGTGTATCTTTATTAGCTAATTGAGATAATCTAGGATTAGGAATATCATAATCTTTATCAAAAGTTAAATCTTCATTATTTCTCCATCCAGTATTATTAGGAACATTAGCAGTCCAACCAAGAAAACTAAGAGCTTGTTCAAAGTAATCTTTAACAGTCATATCTTTAGATTTAGGTAAAGCTGGAAGATAACCCATATCAACATATCTCTTATTACTATTAGTAAAACAATACTTTTTCATAAGTTCATTTACTTTATTCATAAGTTCAAGTTGATACTCATTAAGATTAGTATAAACAGTATTATCATATCCAGTTCCTACTTTATACTTATTAACAAAACTACTATATTCTGGATTAATAAGTTCTTCTTTAGGAGTAATATGCATTTGATTAATACGTGGTTCATAATTACCAACAACAGCTGAACCATCGTCTTTAATCATTTGCATAGTAGTCCAAATACGAATAGGTTTAATAGTACGAGTATAAGGGTCAAAATAATGATTATCTCTATACCATTGTTTATATTCAACACTATCAATACCATATTTGTCAAGAACTTCTTTTTCTTTCATATAATAATATTGAGTAGTAGTTTCTCTAGTTCTTTTTTGAAGAATATTAATTGCAGCAGTTTTATCAATGTCAGTCCATTTATCTAAATCTTTAGGTTTAATAATACCATAAATAGTTCGATTAGGTCTTTCCGCAATAGTTCCATTTTCTTCAACTTGTTCACTAAATACTTCTAACCATTTATCATAATACTTTTTACCTTTAGCAAAAGCTCTATTTTTATCAAGTTCATATTGTTTCCAATTATAAGTAACATCACATTCACTTTCAATAAATTCAGCAACACGTTTTGCTTTAGCTTTATCAGTACTCTTTTCTCCTCTAGTAATTTCATTAAATACCTCAAAACCAGTTTTAAGTTGTTCTAAATCCTCTTGACTAATATCAGCAGTATTAAGAGTTCTAGTAGCATTATCAAAATACTTCTCAAGTATTTTATTAATAGCTTCTCCTACATTAATTTCTTCTTCACTCTTAGATTTATTACCTGTAAGATAATTATAGAAATCAGCACGATAAATTCTAAGTTCATCTTCAGCAGAACGAATAATACCAACATAAGGCATACCATTGCCTTTAGTATATTTATATTTTCTAACTGTTTCAGCTTTTATAAGAGCTGCACGTTCTTCAGGTATTTTACGTCCATCAACTACATTAAATTCATCTTTAGCTTGAAATTCTTTGATGGCAAGATTAAGAACACTATTACCTTTATTAGCATCTTTAAGTTCTTCAAATGCCCAATTTAAATCTTCTATATCTTTAATATCAAGAATATATCTAGTATTCTTACGAATCCATTCTTTAGCTTCTTTATATTCAGGAACTTTCATAAGTTCTTCCATACTAATAAGAAGATTACCATTAGCATCACGTTGACTTTCATATTTACTAATAATAGAAAGTTGTTCTTTAAGTTTAGAATCAAATCCTTCTTTAGCTTGCTTATCATAGAACATTTCTTTAACTTTACGAATATTAGTTTGATAAGCACGAAGTCTTTCAGCTACATTTAAATCATGACCAATCTTTTTATTACCATCTTCATCGTAAAGACTAGTAAGACTATCCATTTGAGCATATATACGTCCAAGTTCTTCATCTTGACTTTGTGTAGTAACATTATCAGTAGCTTGACTTAAAATATCTCGTATTCTACCATTAAGTCTTTTATATTCAGCAAATTCTTTAGGAATACCATCATCTCCTTTTTTAAGACCAAGAAGACTTCTTTCAAGATTTATAATATAAGTAGAATATTCAATAGTAACATCATTACCATCTTCATCTTGAACAGTAATTGGTTTAAGTTGATGAATAGTAGTCATATCAATAAACTTAGCTTTATTAGATAAAGCAATAAGATGTTCAACACTATTAATACCAAATTTTTGTTCAGCTTCAATAGCAGCATCTCTATATTTCTTCATCTTTTCTTCCCAAATAGGATTATTAGGTTGAATTAATCTACCGTCATCATCAATTATACTATTAAGACTAACAGATTTACCAGCTTTAGCAGCTCTAGTCTTAAGCTCTTTAAGATAATTTCTAAAGTCATTAGATTCTTTAATACCATTAAGACGACCTTCTTCAACAGTACCCATTACATCTTTAAGTATATTTTGCAATACAAAGTTACGATTAGCACGAATATCTTGTATCCAATAGTCCATAAATCCAGTATCTCCATAAGCATCAAATTCTTTCATAAGACCGCTTATATAATTAGGATTGGTAGTGCGTAATTGAATCCATCTTTCAAACCAATCTTTTCTAGCAGAATGTACAGTAGTATTAGAATCAACTTGATTAACTAGTTTTTGAATCTTTCTAATATTCTCTTTAGTTTTATCATCAAGATTTGTACTATCAATATCAATTTCGCTAATAAGTTTATATTTATTCTTAAATGTATTAGCACTAAGAATAACATCTAAGAAACGATTTTGAAGTTGTTCATCTTTAAGAACTTTACTAATAACATCTTTATCGTTAATAGGTTTATCAATACCATTAATTTTAATAAAACGATTAATGTCGTTAAGAATATTATTAGCTTCAACATCTATATAATTAGCTATAACTGATAATGAAAATTCAGAATTATCAGAAAGACTACTACTATCAAGATAGTTAATTTCAGCATTATTTAGGGCATTAAGAACATTCTGGGCAGCAGGTTGTCCATGACGAACAGCTCTTGAAATAATTAAACTTGCATTTTTAGCAAATCTACCAATAGGAGTTTGGTCATCAACACTACTATATCTATCAGTATTACTAGTAACTCTATCTATTTCATTTTCATTAATTTCAATAAATAGTCCAAGTTTATTATCTTCAATATTAGGATATTTAGCTTTATATTGTTTTAAATCATTATTTAAATTAATAGCAGTAGTTCCATTAATATTAAGATAAAATTTACCATTAATAGTATATATAGTATTATTCTCGAAAGGAGTATTCATAAAAGGTTGAAAATACTCATCAGTAATATACTTATTATACAATTCAGGAACTTCTTTATAACCTTTATTTACAGCTTCATTAATATTATCTTTAATACCATCAATAAATTTATCTCGTTTTTCTTGTTGAGTAAGACCTTCATAAAGAAGAACAGCTAACGGTTTATGAATATTATTATTAGCTATAATACTTGGTTCAATACTATTATAAGTTTCAAATGATTCAAGTCTATCAATAGGATAATAAGCTAAAGTACCATCATAAGTTCCTTTAATATATAAATTTCTATTAATTCTAATAATATTAACAGCATCTCCATTTCTTATTATTCCTATATTATCAAGATTTTCTTGACCATTAAAAGTAATAATACCATTATGTTTTAAATTATAATTAATTTTATTATTAGTAAGTCTTTTAAATGTATAACTAGGACAGTTAAAACTATTATAATTCTTACGAATAAAACCAATTATATCTTCAATATTATCTTTATCAATAAGACCATAACTATTAATACCTTTCATAGCTATATCTCCAATAGCTATTCCATTTTCACTCAATCCTCTAAGGGGAGTATTACTTATAAGTCTACTAATATTTCTAGTTCTAAATTTATGACCTTCAACAATAAAAGCATATTTAACTAAATCAAGAGCAGTAAGTTTAATAAGAGGATTAGGATGATTCCAAGCTCTATCAAACAATCTATGAGCTTCATCATTAGTAATATCACCTTGTATATAATTAATATATTGAATATTTACATTACGACGATTATTTCTTTCATCATTAGCAACTATTTCAATATGTGCAAATACACTTCCATCTTGACTAAAGTTACGTTTAATCCAATCAACTTTTTGAGCAGGAGTAAGTCTAGCAAATACATCAATTTCAGTTTGTGTAGGTTCAAATATATTTTTAACTACAACATCATCTGTTTTAATATTAACTAATGTACCACTAACTCGTCCAATTTCTAAAGCTCTAGATTGACCAGTACCATATTCTTTAATAAATTTAGGATGAACAAAATCACCATCAACAATAGTAACAGGTAAATTAAGATAAGAACTACCATTATTACCTACTTCTAGTTTATTAATAAGATAATCTTTATAGTCATTATATAACTTTTCAGTCATTATTCCACCTTTAGTCCATTCTGCTATTCTATATACATAATCAATAAATATAGGATTAGTAGTTTCAAATACTTGTTGAGTAGCTTTAACACTAAGAGCAGTACTCATTTGTAGAAAAGCAGCTAAACTAGGATAACTACTTCTAGATATATCTGATTTAATAAACGCATCTATACCACCACTAATATCAGGAAAGACACTCTCTAATAGCAAGGTTTGACCCCCCGTAGAGGATGGAGCATAAATATTACTATTTTCAATAACAGTTCTAGCATCTCTAAATACTTTATCACTAGCATAAAAACTTTGTTTAGCACCATATTTATCAGCACTAAGAATATTAAGATTATTACTTATATCCTGTCCAATTGAGTTTAACCGATTGAATTGTGCTAGAACATAAAGGTCAAATAAAGCCTGCTGAACCCCATTCATTTCTCCTCTAAGACGAGATTTATATGCGTCTGATGAAAATATAAGGTTGGGTGATGAAAATGCCTCAGAAACGCTTAAATTGAATAATTTCTTGAAAGTTTCACCATAACTTTCATTAATAATATCAATTAGCTTTTTACGTCCAGCAAAATTAACTTTTTCACCAAAACCAAGATTATGAGCAACTTCTCTAATAGCTTCAGTAAGAGGATTTTTAGTACCTTCCGCAAGAACACTATTAGTTTCTTTCCATTTACGAACTAGTATATCAATAGCAGGTTGCCACATAAATCCAATAGCAGTATCATAATTACTTCCAAAATCAACAATAGTTTTAAAAGCATTAAACGTATAAGTATTTTCATTATGTATAGCTCCCTCTTTCATAACATCAAGAATATGAGCAGTAGTCTGAGAACTATAAGGATTAATCAAATAGCCATCAACATTTTTATCATCTCCAGACCAACCAAAATTCTTATGAGTAATACGAATATGTTTATTACCAATAGTTTCTACATTTTCTTTACCATATCTATTAACAGCTTCTTGCTCACTAATCACATCAGTAGTGTACATAACTTTAATACCTTCGCTATGATTAGCCTTAGTAACATTACCAATACTCATAAAAGTATCTCGATTAACACTGATACCTTTAAGTTTAATACCAGATGTAGCAGCATCAAACCAATCAAGTTGAGTAAAGAAATCACTAGGAGCAACAGTTGTTTTATTAGCACCAACTATTTCTGCATAAGTTTCATTAGCTTCTTTAACATTTTCAAAGTTAGAAGTAGTAGTATTTTCTTCAAATGCAGCAGGGTTATTAAGTATATCAATAAATGATTGAATAATAGCATTAGTTCTAGCAGCTTGACTACTTGTATCCTCCACGGGAAGTTTTAAGTATGATTCGTAAGACTTAAGTCCACCGTCATTAGCAATTTTTTCAACAACTTTAAGGTTACCACTATAACCTTCAAGAGTAGCATTAATAGCATCTTCGCTATTTTTTAAAGAAGCTCTAATATTACCTTGTTTATTATAAGTTTTACCAAGAATCTTACGACTAGCTTTATCTACATTATCTTTAACATAATTAATATATCCTACTTCATCTTTAGTATATCTAGCATGAGTAATTTCAGTTGGAATACCTTTAACAAGATTAAATGTTTTAGACATACCATAAACACTATCTACGTCAAAGTCAGAACCAGTTTGAGTAACCCATTCATCAGGAACAACAACAGTACTACCATAAGCATCTGGAAGAAACTCTTTAACATACATAATACATATAGATTGTTTACCTTCAGTAGGAATACGATAACCAATCATAGTACGTAAATTATCAGGAACATTATTAATATCTATTCCTTTAAGTTTATTATTCCATCTAGGAAGTTTAATTTCAGTATAATAAACAGGAGTACCATTAACTTCTCCAATTTTCTTATATTGAAGTTTACTATCTGTTTGAGTTTGTTTATCAACTTTAAATCCAAAATCAGATAGCTGAGCAGCATGCCAACCACTAATAAGTTGTCTAGTAATATTAGTATTAAAATAACTATTAGCAATACTTTCAAGTTTACTACTAATGTTAGATAAGAATAAAGGAAGATTGTTAAATCCAGCACTATCTAAATCAAAAAATTCAAGAAGAGCTTTTTCAACTCCTTGTTGTTGAGCATTTTCTTTAAATCTATCAAAAAATACAAAACGATTAAGATTTTTAATAGTACCATTAGAATTTAAATCAATATGACCATTATCATCTAATCCAATACCAAGTTCAGCACAAGTTTTTTCAAAACTATTTCTAATATTAGCTACATAATTATTAAATACTTTATCTTTAAGTTCATTAAGTTCAGTTCGATTAGGAAGATTATCAAGCATTTTCTTCATAATCTGAATAGCAGCTTTATTACTAGCATCAACCATATGCTGAGGAACTTCTTGTTGACGATAAAGATAATTATAACTAAACAATTCAGAATTATCAAATACATTATCATCAAATTCTTTAAGAGCTTTATCAGTTAGAACTCCATCGTTATTCCAAAGTGTCATTCTGTTATGTTGTGCAACTTTAACAGTTTCAACAGTATTAAGCTGATGAATACCTCTATTAGTCATTATATTATAAACTTTCTCAAGTTCTGTTCCTTTAATAAGTTTAGGAATAAGAACAAACTCTGCATTCTTTACTTGTCTAGGAACTTCAATACCAACAGTAGTATCATAATATAAATCATAATAGAAATTCTTTTGAATTTGAACTTTATTAGCAAATTTATTCCAATCAATTTTATCAATCGGAGTGTCATCTGTAAGACTCTTAATAAGTCCAGCATATTTATCTAACTCTCCAGCAGCAGTAATACGACGAATCCATTCTTCAAGAGTAATATAAGATTGAGCATCATTAGCATTAACTTCTCCTTTAAATGGTTCTAGTATTCGTTCTCTGTCTTTTTTATCAAGTCCAGCTTTTTTAAGTTGGTCATCAAGTCTATCAATAACAACTTTATCAGAAGATTTAAAAGTATTATAAATAGTAACACCTCTAAATTTATCTTGTAAAACTACTTTTTTACGTTTAACAACTCCATTAACTGTATAAGGGACAGTAACAGCATTACCATTAATTGTTACATCATATAAATTAGTAGCTATATCTAAATCATTTTTAGTAAAGTCTGTATTACCAAAAGGATTACCACTAGCTTGTACTTCTTTAATACGTTTTAGAATAGCTTGACCATTCTTATAAAAACTTTGGTCACCACCATACATATCGTACATACTATCTCTAACAAGATAATCATTAACTAGAAATTCAGCTAAAGATTCATTATTAATTCTATCATCAATAAATGTACCATATTTATTTTTAAGTTCTTTATAACCATTAGTTATATATTCATTTAACCAATCAGCAACAGCATCTTCAAGAGCAATACGTTGTTCTCCATTAAGAACTACTTGATTATTAACATAGCTAAGCCCACGTGTAGACCCCCCGTAGAGGATGTCAATAGTCTTACCATACCCAATTAGTTCATTAAATGTTCCATTACTATTAGGAGTAATTTTACTAACTAAACGTTTAAAACTAAATACTCTACCAGCTAAAACTTTATGTCCATCTTTAGTAGTAAATACATTACCTTTTCCATCTTTATGGTATTGATTATAAAAATGTTCAGGTTTATTATTATAAGTATCACTAAATTCAAAATCTCCATTAGTTAAAATAGGATTACCATTAGCATTAGTCTTAAACATTACATTAACAGCTTGAGCCATATTAGTAAGTTCTTGAATAACTATATTATAATACTGTTTAAATAATGGATGTTCTTTATTTATAATTTTAGTTCCATCTTCTAGTTGACTACGTAATCCAGCAAGACTATATCTAGGAGCAGTAATAGTAAAGTTTTTAGGAGCATCGCTAGGTATTGGAAGTAAATAATTAGCAGTAGAAGTTTCAGAATTATTAATATCAGTCATAAATAATCCCATAGCAGTAATTAAATAATCACCATCACTCATACTACGATATAAATCATTACTGTTATTATCTAATTCACTAATACCATTAAGAAGAGAAGTTTTAAACATACTACGAGCATATTCAGTAAGTTTAGGAATTCCATTTCCAACTCTTCTAAATAGTCCATAATTAATTATATTACCATTAGTATCTCGATGCTCAAGAAGTAAATTACTATAATCATATTGATGACTAGCAAACTTTTGTCTAGCATAAGCTTCAGCCATAGCATTTTGTTCTTCAACAGTAGATTTGTCATCATTAATTATTTTAGCAATATTAGTAATAAAACTTCTATTAATAACATCAGAACTTAAATTACCTTCGGGATTACGAGAATTAAGTTCAACAGGAATATAAATAATATCTTTAAAAACATCAGCCATTTGATATATAATAGAAGTATCTCCTCTATTAATAAAACTATCAGGCATTTTAGTTTTCTTATCTTTTTTAAGTGCTTCTACATATTTATTATAATTATCAACTGTACGATTAATAACATTAGCAAAGTTAATAAGATTATTAGCCATAGCAATACGTCCAATTTTAGCAATAGCTAAATTAAAACTAGCTTGATTAATATCTGGAAATATTTCTTTAAAAGCATCATATAAATAAAGATTAGCATGAGGTGTATTTTTATATCTATCATATATACGAAACTTTTCACGAGCAGCAGGAACACGATTAGTAATAATATTATTCTTAACATTATTATAAAAAGTATTCTGTAAAATAGTACGGGAATCAGTATTAGGATTAGTTACACGAGCACGAACATAACTATTACCAGCAGAATCCGTTTGAATATAAGTTTCAATTTTAGATATAATAGGTTTATTAAATACCATCATATACTTATTAGCAAATACTTTATTTTTGCTAAGTAAATCATGTAATTGAATTAAACATTCACAATTTGGAATAGTTTCAGATATACGTTTAAGACTAGCTATAAAATTATCTACATTACTAGTATCAGCACTAGCATATAATATTTTAGATAAATAATTAGCATCGGCAAAAGTAACAACACCTAATTCATTATTAGTATCAAAAGGATAATTTCCATTATCAAGTTGAGAAGCAGCAGTAAGTTTAGGTAAACTTGCAAGATGATACTTAATAACTTCTTCTACGTGTTTATTAAAATCTTTAACTTCACCAATACTTAAATTCCAAAGTTGAGTCATTAAATCAATACCATCATCTATACTATTTTCATCACCTTCAGTAGAAGTTTCATCAAGATATCCACCTAATTCTTCATAATCAGTAGTTTGATATAATTCATCTCTTTTAATAAGTTTAGCAACATTCTTATTATTAAAAAGAGCTTCATTAAATTCAGTATTAGTTAGAGAACGCAGTAATGCTCCATAATTAAAATCTTGAGCATTACCGTATTTACGAAGAAATGCACCAAGACCGTTAATTTTAATAGCAGGATTTGGATTATTAATAAAACTATTAAGTTCATTATTTCTAGTTTCATCACTTCCAGCTAATTTCTTAGCACGTTTAAGTCCAGCATTAATAACAGTTTCATTAGTACGTTTTTTAATTTCATTAAAATTTAATGGAGCACCATTATATAGAAAATTAAAACTAAGTTTATTCATAATATCAGCCATATAAGTAATAGCTGTATCTCTAGCTTTAATTGTACTAAACAAACCACGTTCTTCTTTTTCAGCAACAGAAGCTATATCATCCATATTACGAAGTTTAATAGCTCTAGCTTCAAGAAGAGCATTATAAGCTTGTCTTCCAGAAGTTTTAACATTAATACCTTTATCAGCTATAATCTTCTTAAAGATTGGGTCTTCAACCATAGCTATAAGACTATAATAATCAGCATTATTAGAACCATGTTCTTTAATAATAACATTATTAAGATTATTATATCCTACAAGTTTAATATTTCCACAACTCATAAGTTTATATTTAAGTTTAAATTCATTAATAGTAATACCTCTATGACTAATGTAAAGTAAAATTTCATTACATCGTCATAGAGGCTGTTTTCTTTCGTTCTAAGCGACTTTTATCTCTGCTTGATTAATTCTACATACAGCTAAAACTGATACGTCCTGTGTCAAGCAAAGTGGCAAATTCGGACTGTTGGTCTATTGGTAAACGGCTAGTTAATTCCGCCATATTCACTATATTATCATCAACACTACTAAACATATTAAGTCCATCATTAAGATTATCATTATTATAATTATAATCTTGACTATTATCTTCATTAGGATTTTCAATTTGTTCTGTACTAATCGTTTCTTCGTCAAATTGAAAAGTTCCTTGAATAACACTTTGTTCTGTTTGTTTAGGCATTTTTTTAATAGCTTTATAAGCATCTCTAGCAGCAGCTAATAAACTATCTTCATTAATTTTAATACCTAACATATCAGCAATAACTTCAAGAAGTCTACTAAATAAAGTCTTACGTTTATTAGTTTTTCTATTATCATATTTTATTTCATTAAGAGCTGACATAAGAGCATTACTAGTAATACTTTCAACTAGAAATTCTTCAAGAGCTTCACTTGTATTAAAGTTCTCAAATAAATAAGGTTTAAGTCTTTCTTTAGTAGAATTATCTTGAGTATCAAGCCAAAATTTAAATTTATCATATATAGGTTTAACTAAAGCAAGAGCTTGTTCAGTATTATATTTAGTATAAAGTTGTCTATGTAAACTTTCATGAAGTATAATATTAATAACTCGATAAACTCTTTGACCTGCAATAGCAGAACTACTAAGTTCAATTGTATCAGTATCACGATGATAAACAGCATTAACTTTATTACTGTTATTATCAGTAATACTATCTACAACTTGAATATTTTTAGGTAATATACCAATTTTTTGAAGAGCATCAATATAATCAATAGCAGTTTGGTCATTAGCAAAATACTTTTTAAGTCCACGAGTTAAATTCTTAGCTGTTATAGCAGACTCAAAAGCATTAAAATTAATAGCATTAAGAGTATCATCTAACATGAACTCTGATAGCTGTTCAGGTATAGCTCCATCCTCCACGGGGGGTCTACTCTCAAGCTCGTATGCAATATCAAGTTTAGAATGAATATCTATTTGCCAATTACCAGCAGTTTCGTCAGTATTCGTATTAGCTAGTTTAGTTCGAACTAAACCATTACTAATAATAAAATCTTGATAACTATTATAACTATAAGTTTTATCATCAATATTTATAATAGTTTTACCATTTTCACGATAAATATATTTATTGGTTTTATTATCAGTTTTTGTACTATCATTAATAAAATCTTTACTAATAGCAAATTGAGCATAGTTAAACATTTCATCAATAACAGGACGAAGAGCATTATCTAGTTCATCAATAGTACCAGCATTAATTCCATAGCTTTTACCTATTTTAAAAGCACTATTAACAACATAAGGAGAATTAATAATAATATTACGTTTATAATTACCAGCATCAGAATTAATAGTAAAAGCATAATCTTTACCATTAAAATGTGCACCTTTAACATAGAAACCTATATTAGTAGGATTAATACTAATTTGAAGTCCAGTATTTCTATCACCATTAACAAGTTTATTATTTCCAAATATATCTCCAAGACTTTGTTTAAGTTCACCAAAACTTATTTTTCCACTAATATAATCTCTACAAAGATTATTAACTTCATTCTTAATAGAATTAATAATACGTCGAGCATCACCTTTAAGTAAATTACTATTTAATGGAACTTGTTTACAAAAAGCATATAGAGAAGTACCATCACTACTTGGAATACTAATCACAGGCATGCCATTAGTAGTAAGATTTTCAATAATAGTAGGTTTACTTTCGCCATTAAGATATAATTGACCTTGTACAACTACACCAAGTTTGTTAATATTTTCATCATAACCAACTACTGTTTCTTGTACATCATTCCATTCACCATTAGTATCATCAATAGTATTAAGAACTCCATATTTAATATTAACAGCTTTAATCTTACCTTTAAAATCACCTTTAACTATTGTAATAGCTTGGTCATAACTATTAAGAAGATTATTAAACCAACGATTAATACTAGCTTCATGACTATTTTCATAAGGCTGATTAAATATGTATTTAGTAAGATTAACAAGATGTCCAGCTAAATCAAAACTTGCAATAGGAGTAGTAAAATCTTTAACTATATCAGGATATTTAATTTCAAATTCTTTAAATAGATTAACAAGTTCTTCTTGTGTAACTTCTTCTTTAACAGCAAGTTCATATAAATGACCAATAAATTCTTCGTCAAATCTATCACCATCAAGAATACTAATTAAAGCGTCTTTAAGTGGAGAAATAACTTGACCATTTTCAGCATGAATATTATATTTCCAACCTTGATTAACCATATCATAATTACCAAACTTATCAATATTTGGAACTCCTATATAACCAATAATTGTACCATTAGCAAATATATTAATACGTCTAAGTTTACTATCATATTCAGTTTCTAGATAATCACCTTGTTTAATAGAAGTAAACGCTTTAACATTTTCATTCTCTACTATATACTTAAGATTAACATTATTAGTATGTTCAACTTGAAGTCTTTCAAGACGTTCTTTAGCAATACCATCTACATATTGAACAAATTGTCTAGCATTAAGTTTTTTAATAGTTGATTCATCAGTAGCACGATATTTACCTTGATTATTAGTGCTTGCGTAAAGATAGTTTTTTATTTGATTAAACAAATAATTTTTAATAATTTTATTTCCTGTAATACTATCTATATATTCAACTAATTGACCAATACTAAGATATACTTTACCATTAACAATTTTACCTCTAGTATTACCTTCACTATCAATACTATTAGCGAAATCATCCATAACAGCCTCTATATTACGTTCATTACCTGTAATAGTAGCATAAGTAGCATTAAGTAATAAACGTCTTGTACTATCATCTTGAACAGAACTATATAAACTACCACCTGTAAGACCATCAATAATATTATTAACTATATCAGCAGCTTCTGTTTGTTCAAATCCAGCTTGACTAAGTTTATCAATAAAAGATTGTCTTGCATTAAGTAAATCACTACTAGTTGATTCATGCCCAAGAGAATCTTCTAAATCAGCAATACTTTCATAAACTAAATCAGTACCTATTTGACCACGTTCAAATTCATCATCTGGAAGAACATTAGTAACTTCAGGTTTAGGAGTGCTAATAGGTTCTTGAGAAACTGGTTGCCCAGTTTGAGATTGAGGTTGTTCAGTATTAGTAGGTTCACTAGGAACCGCTCCGCTTCGCTCCGCTATACTCCCCGTAGAGGATGGAGATGAACTAGTATTATCTACATCAGTTTCATTAACTTCATTAACATCAGGATTAACAGGAGCAACTTCTTCCTCTTTAGGAGCATTATTAACATCGTTTTCAATTTCTGCAATTTCAGCTAATTGTTCTAATGTAGTTTTAAGATGTTCATTACCTTTAGAACTTAAATCAAGTGCAGCATAAGCATCTCTAATAACTTTATCTATATTAGGTTTATTACCATTATTAGCATCTTTAATAACAGAATTAACATAATCTTTTCCATATTGTTTATAAGCATTACGTAAATCGTCCATAGCTTTATTAACAATCTTTTTACGACTACTATCAAAGAAATTATTAAGATAAGTTATACGAGATTTAATATTATCATCAGATAAATTAAGTTGATTTTTATTAACTTCAACATTAATTTCAGCATTAACAACTTTTGCTAAATCTTTAAATACTTCATTATATTGTTTTTGAAGTTGAATAGCTGATTGAATATTATTTTTATTTTCAATATCAATAGGGATATAAAGTTTATTAATAGCATCTAGACGTTCATTTAATTGAGCAATACGTTCTTGTTTAACTGAATCATTAATTGCAGCATTATCTTGAATAGTTTTAATATCTCTTTGAATACTATCAAGAATATGTTGATATATACCATTTTTAGCAGAAGTAATATCAACATCTTCAATATGATTATTTGTAATATCTTGATTTAAAACATTATTAGCCCAATTAAGAAGATTATTATAATTTTCTTGACGATTACGAGCATGAACCATTTGAGTAGCTATAATACGACCAACTTCAAATCCACCACCAAGTCTATTAACTTTATTTAAAGTAGTATTATATTCATTTTTAAGATTATTAATTTCAGTTTTAAATCTATTAATAAGTTCACTACTTTCTTGTTGTTGTAATCCAAGTTTATTAGTAATACTATCATTAAATTCTTTACTATTAATAGAACTTTCAAGAAGTCCTAAATTACCAGCATTCATAGAATTAATAATAATATTATCCATATATTCTTTTTCAGCTATATTACGAAGTTCCTCTTCAGTACCAACTACAATATCAGGATTAACTTGATTACCATTTTCATCAACAGTAATTATAAATGGATTTTTACCATTAGCTATACTATTAAGTCTTTCTTGATATGCTTGAAAAGTAGCAGTACGACCAAGAATTTCATTTTCTCTTTGTTTTTCAGCAGAAGTCCAATCTTTATCAAGACGTTTATTAATAAATTCTCCAGCTTTATTCATAACACTACTAAAAGTGATACCACCAAGAGCACCCCAAAATGCTTGTTCCCATAACATTGGGTCTTGAAGATAATCTTTAATAGTTTGTTGAGGAATATCTTTATCAAATACTTTTTTACCATTATATAAACCATCTTGACTAGCTATATAATTAATAGCTTCTTCAACTCCTTCTGTCCATTCAGCTCTAACACCATGAAGAATATCATCACCTACATCTTTTAATGTGCTAGTAATAGCTTGTTTAGTAGTTTTATTACTTAAAGCATTAGTAATTGCGGCAGCATCATCAATATTACTATTAAATGCAGTATTTAAATTTCTAAGTCTAGAACTAGTTGTATTACCACTTAAAGCATTTTTCCATAAGTTTTTTAAACTATAAACTTGCCATACATCAAAAAGAACATTAGCCCAATCTTCTGCAAAAGTAATATCAGCACTATTTTTAGCAATATCTTTAGCTACTTCTTCATCAGACATATCTTTATATTTAGGATTATTATTATAAAACTCTTCTCTTTGTTTATCATTCATATTAGCAAGTTGAGTTTTAGAATAATCTTTAATATCGTTATAAGTTTGTCTAGCTTCTTGATAATTTTCAAGATAACGAGAAGGAACTCCAATAGCAGTAGCTTCTGCTATTCTACTAGTAATTGCTCTACTCTTTTGTGTCATATTAATAGCATTAGCCATCTTATTAGCTAGTTTATTAAATCTTAATCCTTTACCTAATAAAGAAACACCTTTAGCAAGACCAGTACTAGGAACCATAAGAGTTAAAGAACTAGCTATACTAGGAGCATTACTAGCCCACCAAGCAAAATCTCCAATGTCAAATGCAGCATTAGGATTTTCTCGATATATAGCTAATCTTTCATTAATAGATTCTTTTAAAGATTCAAGTCCAGAACTTATTTCAGATTGATAATCATTAGGACTATCACTAATCATATTATAGAAAGCATCAGCTAAATCAGCAAAACCTATTGCAGTACCAACAGTAATTTCATTACCAATCTGTCCAATCATTCTTAATCCTTGTTCCCAATTACTTTGATTAACAGCACGTTTTTTATCAAGTTTTTCAGGGTCATCAACAGGATTAACATAAACATCATAAGGAGCATATTTATCTATATCATATTGGTTAAGATTATATGATTGCCCAGCAATACGACTAAATAAATGACCACGACCCTGGTCACTAATAGAAGTGCCAGGGTTGTAATCAACTAAAGTAGGAGGCTGTATAGCCCCCTTTTTAGTTTTAGGATTATATTCAGGATTAGGTGTTTTGTTACCACCTTGTAGAAACTTTAATACATCCATATTAATATAGATTATTAGTTAATTCATCATAGTAATATTGAATAACATAAGGATCTGTACTTCCACTAAGTTGAGCAAGTTTAGTAGCAACATTTTGTTGAATAGCTTTAACAGCATTTTCATCTACTGCCATACCAGCTTTAACAGCAGTTACAGTTTGTTCCCATTGAGATAAATTATCTACAATATCAACAGCATTTTCTTTACTTACTAAACCAATAGTTTGATTATTAGTAGAATTAATTAAATTAAAACCTCCACCATTAGGTACTAATTTAAATTTATCAATTCCAGTAAATGCAGCATTATTAGTAAGCGAAATAGGTCTATTAGCATTATAATAATTTTCTACTTTACCAGCAGCTTTCCAATTAGTATCTTGATTCCAAGATTGAATAATAGAACTATCAATAGCACCACTACCTACAAGTAAAGTAATAGGTTCTCTTTTAAGTTTACCTTCTGTATCGTAATAACCAGCAATATTAATTTGAACTCCAACATCACCAGTTTTTGGGTCACGAATAATAGTAGGAGTAATTTCATTTTCTTTAGCACTTCTAAGATAAGCTGTATAAGCTTTTCTATCTTCAGAAGTCATAGGTTCAAATACTCCATTTTCACTAGTAATATAAGCTTCTCCTTGAGTTAAATCAATACCACTACGAATAGCCATCATAGCTTGTTCTTCTTTATTCTTCTTATAAGCAGAAAGTTTACTAGCTTCTTCAGGATTAGCATTCATCATAAAATTAATTTCAGCTAATTCAGGAGTTAAAGCACTAATACCAATAGTAGAAGAAGTTATTTTGCCACCATCAAGAACAGAATCATTTTTAGATTTAAGAGAATCAACATAATTAACTAAACCAATATAAGGTTCTTTATTACCTGTTGGTAATCCACCATGATGTTCTTCACCATTAGAATCAACTCTAACAAATTTATCACCATAACCAAAGAATCTAGTTTTAGCAGAATTAAGAAAAGCATTTAAAGGATTTCTAGTATCTTCAGCTTCTTTAACAGCTTTACCAAAACTATAAATAGATTTATGATAATCTTTAGGTAATTCAGCATATCTATAACCATTACCATCAGAACCAAATCTTATTCCAAGACTAGCAGCTTTTTTCTCTCCACCAAGAGCATTAATAAATGAGTTATAAACATCATCATTATTAAAGTATTGTCTAATAGAACTACTATCTCCAAATATCTGATTAACATATTTACTATATGTATCAGAATATTTATTATTAGGTAAATCACTTAAACTAATAATAGAATTATATGTATCAAATCCGTCAATGCTATCTTGCGATTTACCAACTTTAAGACTATTAATATATTCTTGATTATCAATAATATCATTAAGATAACTGAGAGCATATGCTCTATCAGATGGATTAGTAATATTAGTCATAATACTAGTTCTAATATCATTAGGATTAGCAGTTGCTAAATCAATATTAATATCAGGATTATATTTATTAAGTAACCCAGCTATTGATTGTCTATTACTAGTAATTTCAGCTTGAGCCTGAGCAGGCATAAAATTATCAATACGAACAGGAGTACCTTTATAAGTTAAATTATCAATAGCTTGTTTTCTTTGAGTTGTACTTCCTAATCCAGCTTGTTTAGCTAAAGCTAATTGAGCTTTCCATGCTTCACCATAAGTAGTATTACTACTTTGATTATAAAAAGTTGCAGCATTATAGAAAGGATCAATACGTTTAGCAAGATATTGTTCAGGAGTAAGAAGAATACCATTTTTATCTGTTATATCAGGATTACTACCATTTTGGTCATATTTCCATTTAGCAATCTTATAATCTTGTTCAAGACTAGCTTTAGCACCAGGAGTGTTTTCAATAACAGCTTTAACGGCTTCAGCAAGTTTAGCTTTACTTAATCTTTGCCAATCACCTTTAGTATGAGAATAAATCTCTCCTGTAACAGATTTAGTAATATCATCAGTAACTTTACCGTTAACATCAAGCCATCTTGTTTGACTACCACCACCTTGTTCTTTAGCAGCCCATTGAAGTGCTTGATTAAGTATTTGATTCATAGGAATTTCAGAAACTTCTTTATCAATAGGAGTCCATTTACTTCCACCAATAACATTACCATTCTTATCAGTTATATCTTGATAATTATATTTATTAACAGCACGATAATAATTCTTATAATCTTCAGATAAATCAGTACGTTTATCAAGATTATCCATATATGCTTTATAATCTTGTTGAGCACGTAAACGACCAATCATTCCTGGACTTGAAGTTATATCTCCATAAGTTCCAACTATATCATCAAGACTAGAATACGCATTACCATACTGCATATTTTCAGTAAGAGCATTACGAACTTTATTAAGTTGTTCTTGACGCCAAGCATCTTCAGCTTCATTTAAATCTAATTGAGCAAGTTGAGCATCAATCTGAGATTTAGTTTGAATAGCTTGTTGATGTCCTTGTTCAAGAGTATTATAAGTTCTAGCTAAGACATTTAAGTCAATAGGATTAACTTGTTGTCTAAAAGTAGGAGTATAAAAGTTTATCGGCATGATTGTTTTCCTCCAAGTTTTCTACGTTTACGAATAATAAATTCATCATAATCAACTCCAGCATCTCTCATAATTCTATCATCTACATTAGGAGCAGATGCTCTCATAGCACCAATAGTATTATTTAAAGCTTTACGATTTTCATATCTACTAATCATATCTTGAATACCAGCATTAATACCACTAAATAAATTATTAATATTAGTTACTTTAGCTTCTCTAATACCATTATCAAATGCTGTTTTTCTATCTATATATTGATTATATTGTTGAGCATTAAATTGACGAACACTTTGTTGATTACGTCTATCTTGATTAATAAGATTAGTTTCTATATTTTCTTTATTACCATAAAGTTCGTTAGCAGCTTGACCAGCAGCATTACGAACCCGTTGTTTACGAGCTAAACTTACACGACTACTAGCAGTATTAGAATCAATATCACGATAAGCTTCAAATTTATCTTCTCTAATTCTATCAAGTTGAGGATTAATATTGTATTTAGTTTTAAGTTTATTAGCGCTAATAAGAGTAGGTTGACCCGGACCTCTCATTTTATTAATAGCTCTTTTACTAGCAAAATAACTAGCTAAACTGCCAGCAACATTACTACCTAAACCAATCCAATCAGCAATAGTAAGATTTTTAAATTTACCTTGTCCTTTACCATCTGAAGATGTAGTTCCTTTAGCAGGAGTATTAGTAGAAACAGGTAAAGTAGTAGGAATACTAGCTTCTACTTTAGGTAGATTACGATTATAAACAGCAGTAGGAGGAGTTTTAGTAGAGATAGATTGAGTTGATTGACTTGACTTACTTCGTCCTCCACGGGGGGTCTTCCCGCTAGATTTAGTTGCAGATAAACTTGGAATATTAGTATTATTTATACTAACACCTTTGTTATTTCCATGACTCCAACCAGCTCTAACTAAACCACTAGTAATACCAGCACCATCTTCAAATAAAGGAAGCCTACGTTCTGCATAATATTGAGGACGACGATTTCCATTATCAACATTAGGTTTATTAGTATTAGTATTTACATTATTATTTTTAGACCATCTTCCATTTCTAAAAGTATAATCGCTGCCAATAATAGTTTCTCCTCTAGCAGATTTATTAATAGGATAAGCAGAAGTTCTATTAATAGTTCTATTAGTTATAGGAACATAAGCTCCAATTTGTTCATCATATTCCCAAGTTCTTCCATGACGATTAATCCGTTTTCCACCAACAGCAAATTTATCGCGTAGACCCCCCGTAGAGGATGGAGAATGAATTAATCCATTCTTAACATTACCACTAATACTTACAATCATATCTTTACCTCCAAATTTTCTAGATTTACGACTATAACCTTTACTATATTGTCCTATATGTCGTCGAGTATTAAATATATGTTTAAATTCTTCTGAATTAACATCTTTAATATCAACTACATCAAGACCTTGTTTACCAACCTCACCTGTAAAAATAAAATGTTGATAAGGATTACCTTTATTTCTACTCGTTTTACGAAGCATTTCGCTAGTTATAACATTATATTTTTTATTTTCTGGATGGATACCTTTAGATTTAATATATTCTTTTAATTCATTATTACTAATACGTTTACTTTTTCTAAGTTCTATATTAATATCTTTATTATAAAGTTTATCAAATTGTTTTTCAACATATTTTCTATAATTATTAGAAATTAGTTTACCAAGTCGATTATTAATATCTTTATAATACATATCTTTAACTTCTTGTTCAGGTATTTGATATATTACATCATTACCAAAAATATCATTATTATAATTAACTACTTTAAAATTTTTATTACCAAAAGTTATTCCAATACCTGGACTATTAACATCAATACTTTTCTTTTCTAAAATATCATAAACATATTTACGAACGTGATGTGTAAAAGGATTATATTTATGTAAATTACTAATTTCACGACCTATAACATCATTAATATAATCGTTTTTAGCATTACCAGTTATTTGATAACTAGGTTTATATTTTATATCAGGGTCATTAATAAATCTTTTGATTTTATTTGCAATATACTCATTATAACCATGAAGTTTAGAATAGTCTTTATTAACTTTAGAAATAATATCTTTATAAGGAATATTTTTATTTTTACTTAATTCAGTCCTAGCACTCTTACCATATCTAAGTAAATATGGAAGTTCATAATCAATATAAAGACTACGTTGTTTAGAATTATCAAAAGCAAAATCAGCATTTTTAACCCAATTTTCTCTAGTACCTTCAAATTTAATAGGACGTCTAACGGATACTACAAATCCATCTTTTTCATTACGGTGTTTAGCTTTTGCATATCCAATAGCTGTACTTAAACTATTGGAAGAATAAATAGTGCCTTCTCCATTATATGAAGAATTAAATCCAGCTCTACCAGCTCCTGTATCTGGAGCATAAGTTGAAGCATAATATTTAGCTCTATTTTCAGCAGTAGGTTCAATACCGTTTCTTCTAAGTATATTATTTATATTTTCTTCATTACCTGTTTCATGTACACCTCTAACAAATGTATTATGTTCTAACAATCTATCTTTAATAAGTTTATCTGCTTGTTTAGGATTTTTTGCAGCAGATAAAGGAATAGGGTCATAACCATAACGAGCATTCCATTTATTAAAAGTTTTAAGAAAAGCTTTTGTATCATCAATATTAGTTTGAAGAATATCAGGAATATCAATAACTTTTCCGTTACTATCTAATATATTAACAAAATCTTTATATTTACCAATATTAGAAGTTAATTGTTTTCTAGGAGCTTCAAGAAGTTTAGTAGGTTTAACACCAAGAGCTTTTCTACCATTATTAACAGATAAATTATAACGAATATTAGGAGAAATAGAATAATAACCTAAAGCATCTCTACCTTTAGTAATAGCTTTTTGACTTGTTCTAGAAATATTTTTATCTAAAGCCATAGCAACTTTAGTAGCTTTATCGACACCTCTTAAAACTCCAGCTCCACCTAATAATATATCAAATTCAGGATTAATTTGTTCAAGAGGAGTCATATTAACTTCTTTTCTAGCAGGAACTTTTTCTAAAGTATTATTTGCTATTCTATAAGTTTCTGGATAATAAATAAAATCTCCTTGTTTAATACCACTATTTCTAGGAGATTCCATTATAGGAGTTACTCTAGTATTATCACTTTTAGCTACATATTTTTCTTTACCATATTTAGCTTTAGTACCATCATCGTTAATCCCATTTCTATCTTTAAAATCTTCTTGAGCTTTAAATACTTTATTAGGATTAGCTCCACCCATAACTAATTTAGCAGGACTAACACCATTAATAATAGGTTGTGCAGAATAAACTTTAAGTTCATTTCCATTAGTTTCAACAACTTCACCATCTTCTACTTCAATACCAGTTTTATCACTAGGACCAATATCAATACCACCTTGACTATGTTTTCTTCCATTCATATAAAAGAAATTATTACCAAGAGGTTGAGCAATACCACCAGCAACTACATTTGGTATTTTACCACCAACAGCATATTGTTTTTGAGGAAGATTTTTTCCATTACTTCTAGGAGTTTGAATAATATTAAATGGAAATGTTGGTCCAAGTTCATCATCACTAGGAAAAGATTCTTTATTAAAATCTTTAACATAATTAATAAGTCTACCGGCAGTATTATTCATTAATTTTTCTCTATTATCTTTAGATACTAAATTGTTTACACCATTATAGAGAAATTCATTACCAAGTCTTATTAAACCAGTAGATTTAGCAACTTTATCATAAACTCCGCCAAGTGGAGGAATACCATTCTGAATAAATCTTCCATTACGAGTAACATTACCTCTAAATGTACTAGGCAAATTACTTATATGAATAACTTTATCTTTTCTAGGCATTTTATATAATATAATGAGAAATTATAATTTGATTGATTTTAAGGCTCTCTGTCGAACGATAGGTTATCAGCCGATTAATAGTTCATACCTATATATAATAATTCAACAGAGAGCAAAAGATTAACGTCTACGACCGCCACAGCGATATGTTTTAAGCCTATCTCGATATATTGATTGAGGCATAACAGATGGCTGAACATTACCATTATTAATCCATTCAGGACGTTCAAGACCAGTTTTAGGAGCACTATAACTAGCTTGGTCAGCTTGTTCAACTTTAATAGGTTCTTGTCCTTTACTACCAAACATACCGCCAATTAAACTTCCGGCAGCACCAATAGCAGCTCCAATCCATGCTTTTCTACGTCCACCACATTTATATTTATTAATAAAACTAGAACGCTGATACATAGTCATTGGATTAGTCATTTTATCAGAAGTAATATTAAGTTGCTGTTGACCAGCTTGAAGTTGTTTACGTTGTTCAGCTTCTTGAGCAATACGTTTATTTTCATTAATTTGTTGATTAGCAGAAATACCTTGACTTATTGCGGTACCTAATTCACCAAGTCCTTGAACTTCTGTAATCGAACTAGCAAGATTACCTAAACCGGGAAGAGCATCAGCAAATTCAGTACCGAAACCAGCTTTACGTCGAACTCTACCGCCACATTTAAGAGTTAATTTATCATTATATTGGTCAACATAATCTTGATTAGCATAAGCACTAGTTAAAGCTTGAGCATTTTGTAAAGCATCTTTATGGTCTTGTGCAGCTTGAGCTTCAGCTTGAGCTTTTTCTTGAGCTTTCTTTTGCTTATTACCTTTAATAATACCACCAGCAATACTAGCGGCTGCACCAATAATAGCACCAATAAAAGCTTTTTGTCTTTGTCTATCTCTATACTGTATCATAATTTTCTAAATTGAGTTTGAGCACATTCAAGACTTTCAAATTCAATGCGCTTATTATCTGAATTATTAAATATGAAACGAATTACAAAATAATTACCATATACTCTACGAAGTTTATCACTTACTGTATTTGGATGTTCTTTAATTGCATTACGAAAATAATTAAAGTTATATTGAGTAAGTTCATACCACGGCTTTTTATATTTATTAAATTGATTAAGTTTATCAATATTAATATCTATATTATCAGTATCATTATCTTCATTAAATATACGAAGTATATCACCAGCATAAGGATGCTCTCTTAAATCTACAGGATTATTAATATTATCGCTATAAATAGGAATATATATCTTACGTACTTTATATTTAATAAATTCAAGAAATTTAATAAGTTCATAAGATTCATTAACTATAATATCAATATAACTATTATGAACTAATATAGGTTCATCACCAACTTCTTGTTTAGATACTAGATATAGACTTCTACTATCATCACTCATATGAGTATTAAATCTACCATAATTATATTCATTAGTAAATACATGGAGAGGACAGTTAAGTCTATCATTATTATGTTCAGTTTGAAAATAACATTTAGTTTTAGTAGACCAAGCATTATTAAAATAATAATCATGTAAACTAATAAAACTACCTATTTTATAATTAAAACTAATAACTTCATTATGACTTTCAATAATAGATTCTTTTGTATTAGGATTAACATTATTATAAGTATAATCAAACTTAATTAGAATACGATTATTAAATTTATCATGAGCAAATCTAACTTTATTAGGATGATATTTATCTAGCCATAATTTAATATCTTCATCCATTATTTTAAGTTGACCGTCATCAAATTGATAAAATCTATTGAAATCATCATTATAAAAGATATAACCAAATTCTCCAACTATATATGCTAAATCATCTTGCAGTCCACCATAACCTTTATCACTAGTAAATACTTCTTTATAATTAACTTCAAAAGCATCTGGTTGATATAATTGAACATTTTCATCTCTAGTTTTAAGAGCTGCACTTATATCAAACATGAACATACTATGTTGAGTATGAACTAAAAGATAATATCCAATACCAACTAAATTAGTTATACTACCTTTATTTTCAGTAATATTTTTATAACCTTCAATAGGAAATATTCTCCAAGCGTTAACTTCACTCTCATCTTGAATAACATTACTGCGTCTTATAGTTTTATCAAAACGAGTAATATTAATAATATCATTACGATATTGAGTTAATAGTTTAGGAACATATTGGTCAACATTTCCAATAGGGTCTTTAAATAAATCAACACTATTCTTAGGTTCTACAAATGTACCAAAAGCAACACTTTTTTTATCAGTTTCCTCTTTAATACTAAAAGCTATCTTACTGGGTTCATTATTAAAACATTTACTTTCAAAGAATTTATCATTATATAAAGGAAATTGAACATAAACATTAAATGGAATATCAAACCAACATGGTTCATCACCACTATAATAATATTGATTATTAGTAGGAGTATATAATTTATAATTACCTTCATTCATTATAACTCCATTATCATTATAAATAAGAACACCATCGTAAGTCATTCTACCATTATATCCATGTTCAATAGAATAAGTTCCACCATTATAACAAACATCATTAAGTCTTACAAGTTCTTTTTCTTTACTAATATAAATATTTCTAGTACAATTAAGAACTGTTGCGAGAAACATAGTTTCAGCATCAAGTAGCAATTCCTTATAATCATCCATTTCAAGAGCAGTTCCTTTTCCAGCTCTACTATCAACAATACTATCAGCAACTACTAATTTATAATTATTAATAGGTTTATATTCATTTCGGCTAATTACACCTATAACTGGCATATTATAACTATAAGGATAAGTAGTATTAACTACCATATCAACTACATCATGTTTCTCTTTATAAGGTTCAAATTTGCATTTACCATCAATACGAATAATATTAAAATCATATTTAATACTATCATCAATATCAAATCGACCACTATATAAATAACATTTATCACTAGTAAAATTATTAGCTACAAAACCCGGTTTAGTACCCCAACTACCATCTTGCCAAGTAACATTACTAGCTATATTACAATAATCTTTTCTAGTTAATAATCCAGTATATCTAGTAATAGGTTCTACTTTTTCATAACTAACAAACCAACCAACATAACCTAATTCTTTTATTTTATTCCAAAGATTATTATCAATATTAACATTAATATAGAACTTATTAAAGGTATCATTCATATTATATACAAAATCTCTAGTATGTTCTCCGCCAATAGATTCAGATTTAAATATTAAATCTGGTATTCTAAATAGTTCATCACCATTAATATTTTCATAATAACCAAATTTAGCTTCATTATCATAATTGCCATAAATAATTTGATTACTAGTTGGAGTATAGCTACCACTATTTATAACTTGATAAACATATAAATCATTATATTTATCTTTATCTTGATAGTCTATAAAATAATTAGAAATAAGAGTATATAAATCATCTCTATTAGTTGCTTCTAATTCGCCAGCACTATTAAGTAAAATATTATTTAAAGGATTATTAATAGGTTCAGCAGTATAAACTACAATTTTACTATCAGCAATATATTGTTTAACATTAGAACTAATACTAGATATTGGAATAGTTCCACTAATTACAACCCAATAAGGAATAGTACCAGCAGTACCATTAATCCAATCAACAGTTATTATAGTACAATGAGAATTATCATTTATAACATCATTTATATATTTATCTTTATTAGATAATTTATATCCTCTACTAGCATCACCATACTTATCAACAAAATGAATAAAGAAATTATATACTTCTCCAGGAATAAGAGTATCATTCTTTTTACGTTCATTAAAATCATAAGAAGGATCAATTACACTATGAGTAATTCTCATTTTACAATTATCAATATCAAATTGAGCAGTTCCAAATATTATAACTCCGCTAGTAAATACAGCATCTTCTGTAAATCCAACACCATTATAAGTATAACAAACAATTTTAACTTCACTAGGTAAACTATAACTAGATATATTATTTTCATACTTATAACTAGTAGGAATAATAAAACAATTACATGCTAAATATTCTTTAATATTAGCTCCGCCTTTAGAACCTACTTTTATTACAGTATTATAATTAACTTTTAAATATTCATGAGCAGCAATACCTTGAATAACAGTATCATTAAATAATGTTTTAAAAGTACGAAAAGGATATTGATTATTATTAAATACTTTATCAATATCTTTAATTTGCCAATCAGCAGTACCAGTAATTTGAAGGCTAGCCATTTTAAAATAAGGACCTTTTTCACTAACCGCATTTACAGTAGTATAATCATTATAATAAGCGTTAACAGCTTTATTACGAAGTTTTATAGTAATATCTTTAATAGCTTCTTCTAATGTTTTACCATTACTTAAAGTCCTATTATCATTATCAGTATGTTCATTATAATTAGCAATATATACTCTATTTTTATAATTAATAATATTACCAACATTATAATAATTATAATAATCAGTAGTTAAATCAGAAACGCTATACTCAACAAGAATATCTCTACTAAATTTAAAAATATTATTACTCAAATCATCAGTTCTAAATGCTTGAGTACCATCCTTTTTACATACAATAAAACCAAGTTGATAAAGCCCTGAACGACCTCCACTAATACTTATTTCAAAAGTTTGATTACATATATCTTTAGAATCACTAAATGAATCAGTATTACCATAACAATAACCATTTGGTTCATCTTTTGGTTCATAAACATTAGTTTTTCTAAAACAAACTTTATTAATAACTTGTGGTATTATAACATCATTAAAAATAGGAAATCCAATACTATACCATTTAGTATAATTAGTTTTATCAATTTTATAACGAATAAATAGAAAATAAAATCCTTTATAAGCACCACCACTAACATAGTTTAGATTACTAATAGTAGGTAATGTTATTTGAGGAATAATAGACATTTCAGAATCAGGACGGTCAGAATCTAAATCAATATTAATAGTTTTAAGAGGAACATCAACTGAAGCATTACTTTCTGCAATAGCTATAATAAGATGATTTTTAACATTATAAGTATATGTTCCTTTAATTTTTCCACCATTATATTTCCAATTACTATTTACTCTATAACAATTATCAGCTTGTTCATTATATCTATAAATATAAGATTCATTAGAATCAATATTAATAACAAATAAAATAAGTTCAGTACTAGTAGGAATAACACCAACTATTTTAAAATTATTAATACCATCTTCATGAATAGCGTTAGCAATTACTTTACAATCTTCAAGCCCTTCTTCATTAACAATCATCCTTCCATCATTACTTACTTTAACATTTTTAGCAGCAACTAATGAATAAGGTACACAATCGCCAGGATGTTTATTAAGACTAAGTTTCTTTTGTATATTCATAATTATTTAGGAAAAGTAAAGTTATAAAAGAACTCATTCCAACCACTATCATCATCACTTTGTTCATCTAATAAAATACTAGTCTTAATATCTTTCTTCATACTTTCCCATAGATAGAAAGGATTAGTTCCATATTGACTAGCAGAAAGATTAAACACGGGATGTTTATATCCTCTCATAAGCATACGAGCCATACAATAATAAGCAAGACCTTGAATTAATTTACCATTAGCAGGTATAACAGGAACTTCACAATGATAATTATCACTATATTGAGTTTCAATATCTTTATAAACAACTGTTATACAAGTATCATTAAAATTAAGTTCAATAGTATTACCTCCAATAAGAATATAATTATGATTTGACTTATCATATCCTCCACGGGGGGTCTGACAATGAGAATGTACTTCATGTTGGCATCTAGGACATTCAGTATTATTATGAAGTGTATAAACAACAGGATTACATCCTACTTTACCAGTATCAATAACCTCTCTAGTTCTAGAACCATTAGGACAACAATCATCAGGCATACCAAGATAGTCTTTATTAGTAGCACGCTCCGGACTTTCGTCCTCCGCTTGACCCCCCGTAGAGGATGGAGTAGATTCAGTATCATTACATCTATACTTACTACTATCAGCTCTAGGTACTTCACAACCATTACTATCATATACTTTAAGACCGTCATCAATAAGACAACATTTACTTTTAGCTATCTTATTAATGACGGTTAGTTTCATTTTCTTATCAACTTTACGAAGAACTTTAAGTTCATTCATAGCATCAACACACCAAGCAGGAACTCTAGGAATCCAATCACTATTATCTGGATTGAAATCATTATCAAGTTTACCAATAATATGTTCTATTGTAATCGTTTTATTATTTGCCATAATATTAGTTTTTATATCTAGTTTTATTACCATTATTATGTGCTCCACGTTCATACTTTTGTTGATTAACATTTCTAATATATTTAAATGGAGCATTCGGTTCTCGTTCAAGATAAACAAGAAGTTTACTTCTTAATCCTAATTTAAGATTAAAAATATCATCAACAGTTTTACATTCAGAATTAAGTTGTTTAGCATCTTTACCACGAAGCTCTCTATTAATATAATTAGCATACTTAAATTTAATAGCACTATAACTATGAGTTCCATTATTAATAAGTTGTATTTCATAAAACTCTTTATTAGTTTTATAAACTACATAAGGAATACCATCATATTTAAGTCCACGAATTTTATATATCTCAGCTTCTTCTTTATCATAAGGTTTAAGACCAGCATCAATAATTTCTTGTTTCTTAAGTCTAGTAGCGTTCCAATCAACATAAGTATCTCTAGGTTTATCTCTATATCTCCAAAAATTAATAACTAAATCACCAATTTCATATTTAAAATGATAAGCATAACCTTCAAGAACACATTTATGAACACCATAACTATAATACCTATGAATGTATTTCTTATAATCAGTAAGACTTAATTCAGAACGTCTTGTAGCAAGTTTAAGAGCAATAATATAATCATTTGCTTTTTTAGCTAAATTACAATAACGTAAAAGTTGGAGAAGAACAATACGTCTTTCTCCAACTGTATAACTAAGCCTATTATTAATTAATTGCTCTAATTTATTAATTAGTTCTATATCATCATTAAGAAATTGAAACCCATATTCATTAAGATTTATTTTTAAATCATCTTTAATAACTTGACTTTTATTTTTAATATAAGAACGACAATCAGCCTTCATCTTATTTATAACTTCAAGTTCTTTATTATATTTTGCCATATCGTCATTAGAAGTTTCAATAAACTTTTTATAATAATGACTAATATCTATATCTTTAATCATAGTTTATCTAGTTACAAGATTATCAATAGGAGTTTCATTTGTTTGACGAGGAACTTCAACAAGATTACGTTTAAATACAATCTCTTTAAGAGCTCCAATCATATCTTCAGGAATAAGAAATTCGTCATCATCGTATTTAGCCTCATCGTCAATAGGGTCATAATTTACATCTTTAGCTTTTTCGACAGTTTCAGTAGGAACAAGATAAGGAATTTCAAAAGGGGATTCAATAATAATAGAACCTATATTTTGAAACCAATCTTTATTATTACTAAAGAAATAAATATAGCCATTAATATAATCATAAACAGGAAGATTACACATACCTGCAAGATAATGATAAAACTTAGCACTAGCTTCTTTTGCAAATGGTATTTCTATCCCAGTATGTCCGGTAGTTCTAATTGATTGGAAAGGTAAGTTATTAATAAGTCTAACTGGCTTTGGAACTTCTTGTTTAGTACGTTTAATTGCAGGAAGCCCAAGAGTTTGACTATTATATAAATCACCATCAGGAACATTAACAATAGAAACACGAATACGTTGTTGCAAACCTTTATCAACATATTTATGATTTTCATAACTTTTACGAATTAGTTCATTACGACCATGAAGAATAGCATATCGAAGATTACGTCTAAGAGGAATACTATTAGGATTGCCAACAGCATGAGCAAATTCACTAACTAATTGATTAAGACTAGCCATATTAAGATTGACTTGAATTTTCTAATGCAGTTACTCTTTCATCAATATTATTTACTTTAGGCTTAAGATTATTATTAATATCAGAATATAAAGAATTATGTTTCGTTTTTGTATCATTAGCTAATTTTTCTACTTCATTAATATTTGTAACTAATTCATTATATTTTTGTTGAAGTTGAGCAAGTTCTTGTTCAAGTTCAGTATTATTAGTATAATCAACAATAGAATTAAACAATTTAATTAGAAGTTGTCTATCTTTATTAGATATATCACTATTTAAACAGCATATAGTTCTAATAATATCATCTTTAAGTTTATCTTTAGTCATAATATATTATGTTTTAAGTTTATTATATTTAATATTATAATAAACTGTTGCAGGAGTAGTATCGAGAAATGCAAAAACAGAAACAAATTAGTTAACCAACTACTCCTAGCAACAGTTCCACGTGGACTTATTTAATCAAGCTTAACTGTGGTAAAGAAGCCGACAGTAGCAGAAGAATCCTGACGAATCCAAAAAGAATCAAAGCCACCAGAGCCAGCCGCAGAACCGTCAGAAGCGCAACCGCCAAATAGAAGCACTCGTATAGCTTTATCTGTATCTTGTCCGTTATCACCTCTTATCCAATTATAATCAGCTTTTTTATTAGTTCCAATTTTATTAGGAACAAAATAAGGACCAAATCTAAAATCAAATTCAGTAATAAAATTATTAGTATTAGCTTGGTCGCCTATAAAATAACATTTATCTTGAATATTATCTATTGTAATATCAGAATGATTAACACCTTTTTTAAGAAGATAAACGCTATTATAATTTGCGTTACGATTTATAATAGCTACATCTCTAATAAGTGTCCATATATCACCAAAGAAATTTAGAATACCACGATAAACAGTAGGATAAGTGCTTAAATTACTTCCATCTGCATTAAAGTATCCTAATTCATAATGGTCACCGTTTGTACTACCATTGCCAATATTATGTTCAGCAGTCCAATAAGTAGGATTAAGGAAATAACTGATTTTCTTTTCATTATAGACACAGCCTTTAAGTCTATTTTGAATAGGAAGTTCTCTATGAAATTTAGCATTACCAATTCTGATTATATCATTATCATCTTTAGTCCATTCAATACCATAAGCAGCATTTTCAAAAGTAGGAATAAATGCAGTAGAACCCCAAGCAGGATTACCTTGTTCATTAATAATTAAACTATCTCCTTTAGATACTCCATCTAAATTAGGTAGATGTTTAAGTCCTTCTGCAAGTTCATTTAGTATATGCTTGTTAAATCTTAACAAACCATTATACATTTCTACTAAATTAAAATTCATATTAAGCTTGTTCTAGAGCATCAACTCGACTATCAAGAGAATTAATATTATTAGTATTTTGATTAACTTTAGTTACAAGTCCTTGAAGAGCAGTAATTATAGTATCGTTTTTAGTATCATTACTAGTTTTCATAGCATTAATTGCAGCAACTATATCTGTATTCGCTTTATTAATAGTCGAATTAACAGTTCAAGTTTACCACTAATAGTAGTTTTCATACTATCAATAGCAGATTTAATACTATCTAATTTAGCATCAATTTTGTCAAAACGATTATTAAGAAGAGTTTGAGTTTCATCTGATTCACTTTTATGTTGATTTTCAAATTCATCAAATTCAGCTTTAACCATTTCATGTAATTCAGTAATCTTTTGACTAATTTCATCAAGATTAACTATAACATTATTTTCTCCAAGTTCATCATATTCTTTATTACCAGAAATACTAAGTTTAAGATTATTAATAAGTTTACTAATAGCTTCTAACTTATAATTAACTCTTTTATCATCTTCCATATCTTTAGAATTTAGTTTGTTACAAATATAAATTATATTGTTAATAACAAGTAGTTTAACTATATTATTAACATTTTTTAATTAGGCAGTCTTAGAACTATTAATACCTAGATATTTAGTCCAAGTATAATGTTTACGTTCACTAATATAATTAGCATAATTATCAAAAGCGTGAGCTTCTTCTTCAAAACTTATATCTTTATAAGCATCATGTTGCTTAATATGAAATAGTCTTATAATAAGATATTCAATACCATACCATATATAGAAAAAGATATATAACATTTCTTTCATTTGTTCTGTATGAATAGCTTCATGATTAAGTTCTCTATTACTTAATTCACTTTTAGTAAATACAATACCAAAAAGATTAATAGCTTTATAACCATTAAAAGGAAAATGTTTAGTCTTAATAACTCTCATAACTTTACTATTTTGAAATTTAATATTGTAAATATTTATGTACATCCATAGAGCCACTTTTTAGGCCTATAGTAAGACTTTTATTCAATCGTGTATAACTAATCAGCTAGGCTTAAAACTAGCCAAATTCGGCAAGCTATACTCCCCGTAGAGGATATAGCAGGCTTAAATCAGTCAATCAAACCTAGCTAATCAATCTCATACAATCTTAACCAATAATATTATCAATATCTTTATAACCAATACCAAACTTCTTTAGAATAGGACTAACAACCCAACTCCAAAACACAGGAGCAAGAACAGCACTATTAACAAGCATAATAGTATTATCATAACCAGCTGCAATATAAATACCAGCCATAGTAGCAATACTTATAACTAATACACATCGTTTTTGCCAAGTAGGAACTTTATTATCACCATTAAAATAATCAATAGTTTTAATAATAATATAAGTTAGAACATTAACAATAAACATAAATCCAAAATCGAAATTACTAAGGATTCCATCTACAATTACATCAATAAATTTGTCCATACTAAAATTTAGATAAATAAAAAAGGGAACTATCCGAAGATAATTCCCTTTTATAGTTTTACAATAATGATTAGTTATTCATGTGAAAATATTCCCACACTTTATCACCATCAAAATCTACATCTTTAAACCAAAATGTAATAGCACTTTCAAACACTTTATTATCTATATTACCACCAAACCATTCTTCAAATAATTTAGCATAATCGTGATATTGAGCATTAATTGCAACATAAACATCGCAAGGTTCAACATCGTTAGGTAATACTTCTTTATAGCGTTCACAAATCTCATGAGCTTTATTCATATCATATTTTTCACCAACATATTTCTTGTTGTCTTTAACATGATACATTTGTTCTACAACTTCTTTGGCTTCATGTTCATCAAAATGATATTCACCATCATTGTATCCACCACTCATAAGCATAGTTAAAATCTTCTCTTCTTTGTCATCTTTATGACTAGGGCGACCATAAGTATCATAAGTATCATAGCCAATACGATTTCTCATTCCACCTCGACCGCTTCTACCACCTCTACCGCCACGTCCTCCACGGGCATCAAGAAATTCACGAAATTCATCGAGAATACCTCGACCACCATCGCGACGACCGTCAATACGATAAGGTTCAATATAAGGCATTTCTCTCATAATATTACTTTGTTTTTAAACTGATTAATGATTCTTTTAAAACTTCTAAATCAGTTTGATTAAGAGCAACAATCTTATTCACATAAGGAATTTCAAGAGATATAATACCTTTAGAAATATTACCGCCACCAATGAAAGGTATATCAAAATCAAAATTATCAATATTATTAATAATTTCCATTTCTTCATCAAATATACCTTCAATATCAATCATACCATCTTTGTCTGCAATAGGCTTTAAGAATTTGTCAAAACTATCAATATTATTCATAATAGCTCTTTTAGCTAAAGGAGTTAAAAGTCTTATAGCTGGAGAACTTTTACCCATAGATATTAATTGCTTAACAATATAATCTTTAATAACCTCTTTTACACTATTAATTTCAACCATAATATTACTTCTTTAAAAATTCTTCATAAGTTAAATTAGGATTAGTTTTACTAGCTTCTTTAAAAGCTTTAAACAATTCCATTTCTTTGTTAGTAACTTCAACAATTTTACTTTTAAGTAACTTAACAAGTTTAAGTTGTTCTTCAAGTAAATGTTTACCATCTTCACTAGCTTCGATTTTTCCTCTAACTAAATTAAGAACTTCTGCTTGAACCATACTTTGTAAAGCATTATAGTTATTTACATAGTCTTGATTATTAAGAAGCATATTTTGTTGTTCTTGTGTAAGTGGTGCAATTTCAGCATCAATAGCATCCCAAATTCCTTGTGTAGTAGGTTGTTGAGTTACCTGTTGATTTTGTGTTACACCATTATTTGCATTAGGAATAACGTTACGACGATAAGCTTCATTAATTGCTTGTTTTTGACTTTGAAGAAAAGCAATTTGTTCATCAATGCTATTAGTCATTTTTTCACTAGGATATAGTAAAGGGTCACTACCACCTAGTATGAATTGATTAACAGGTATCATATCTCTTTGAATTTAATGTTCTTAATCAAACTTAGTAATATTACTGAGCAGGAGTTCCACTAGCAGGTTGAGTAAAACCACATGGTAAGCATCCATAAGCATTACGTCCAACTAGACCTGTAACAGTAGGTTCATTCGGAAGAGTTACTACACCATAGATAACATTACAAGTTTTTCTATCAGTATAGTTGATACCAGCCGTAAACATCTTTTCCATTTCGCATTGGATAAGTTTATCTTGATAAGGACGAATAGCTTTAGTAACAGCTAATTCAGCTTTCAAATCAGATAACTCTTTACGGATATCATCATCAGCATCACGAGTATATTTGTAAAGATTAAAATGGTCAGTGTTATTTTTCTCAATAAGAGCATCAGTACGATTACGCCCATCAATATAAACACCAAACAATTCACTATTAAGACGTTCTCTATCTTCAAAGCGTTGATTCTGTTGAGTCAAAGCCCACTGATAAAGACCACCTTGAAGAGCTAAAGTATCTTCACAAGATTTTTCCCATGCTTGAAAAGCAGTAGGAGCACCGTTTCCGCCACCAGCAGTAGCACCAAGTACATTAATATTGGTAGAACCATCACCTAACATTCCACCACCAGCACCACCTAAAATACTAGCAGGAGTAGAACGTCTGTTACCAAACAAAGCCAAACCACCAAGTGCAGTACCGATAATACCAAGGGTTAAACCTGCATTAGCTTTACCGTTTACATCACGACGATTACAACCGTCATAATTCATTCCAGCACCATTATAACCCTCTGGAACAACTTTCACTTTTTCAATTACTTGCATAATAAATTAAGGTTTAAGTTAAAAAAATAGATTAATACTTGTAGTTTGAACTACATAATCTATAGCGCTTAAACCGTTATCTTTGTTTGGTAATTAACATTATTTTAACTTTCAATAGGACTATATATTGTCAACTCGCCAATTTTATTAAGTTTAGTATATTTTATTTCACCTATCGAAGTCTTACCATCATCAGCTTTACCACCTTGTGTGCCTACATAACATTGAATAGTTTGTTGTCCTCTAAATTCAGAATTACCTGCAACAAAACCAAATTTAAATTTATAGTTATCAGTATAATTATCATTATAAACAGTGTTATCTTCATTTAACAAAACTGTATGATATTCATAACTATAATTATCATCACTAGTTATATTAAGAGTTGGCTTATCAAGAGTTAAAGGAGTACCAGTTGTATTAACTTGATTATTCCAAACTTTATATTTATCATTAGGTTTATTTTCATACCAACAATAACCATCGTTATGAATATAACCACCACCATGACGAATTATTTTAATATTATCTAAACCAATAATTTTATCATTAACAGGATTAACTCTAAAATATTTTACTTCATTATTAGATTTAGCAACTCTTTTAATAACTTCACCATACCAACATTCTTTATAGCCACCATGTCCATCAGGCATATTAATAGTTCCATCAGCCAAAGGAAAAATAAACATTCCTCTATTATCAACATCAATTTCACGATTCTTTAATTGCCAAGCATGAACAATAACCCCACCTTTATAAGCAGTACATTCAACAGTAACATGACCTCTACTTAAACTTCCAAACCAATTAGCGCAAAGATTCATTTTCATTATATCAGGCATTTTATCTTCAAGGCCAATCATAGATTCAATATTAAACATAACACATTCAGCACCTGAGTCAGTATTATCACCACCCCAATATAGATAAGGAATTTGACTTAAATTCCAAGACCAACCAACAGCTACATAGTTTAAATTATTAATAGGAGAATTAACATAATATGATTTAGTATCCAAATCTCGACCATCATCACTACCCCAAATGTATCTAAGTTGGACACTAGTAAAATCACTAAAATGAATAACAGAAGTAAGCCAAATATGATTAGCACCATCATAAACATGAGCAATATTAGTTTGACCTACTGTCCGTTTTTTAAGAGGTTGAGCAATTCCTCCTTGACGTCCAAGAGTTAAACTCATTATTCATCAACAATATTATAAGTCATTCCAGCAACTGGGGTAATAGTTGCATATTGAGTAGCAGTACCTGTCCAAATTGGAAGACTAAGTTTATTATTATTTGCGCTAGGCATAGTCATATTAACTCCACAACCATCATTAATAGCTTTTTGAATCTTATCAAGATTAACACTATTAGTAATAGTTTGATTTATTTCTTCTTTAAAGTTATTAAATGTATTATTAGTAACATATCCATTAAGTAAATTATTAACTTCTTCTTTATTATAAGTTTCAGATTTAGTATAATAATTTTTAAACATATTATTAATTTCTTCTTTAGTATAACTTTCCATAGAAGAAGTATCACCCATTACTCTCCATTCAGTACCATTCCAATAACAAATCTTTCCATTACGATATTCAATCTGTCCTTTAGCCCAATTACTACAAGTTACATTAGGAAGATATTCAGATTCTTCACCAACCATACCTGTAAGTTTACATTTATTTAAATCAATAGTACCATTTTCAATAATACCACCTTCAAATACAAGTTCACATCCAGCAGGCATTGTAATAGTTTTACCACTTAAATCAAAAGCATAACGAATAATATAACGAGTATTTTCTTCGTTAAGCATATCTTGAGTAAGAACAGCTTTATAATTAAGATAAATATTATTCTTAACTTGAACTAGATTTTCTTCATTAAAATAATATTTAATATTATCTACTGAATTAACATATATAATACCAAGTCTTGGACGTTCATCAGAAAGACAAGTATTATAAATATTATAATCTTCACTATTTCCATAGACAGCAGTGTTGACTCCCCGTAGAGGATGAACTCTATCAGTAGGTTCTACAATAGTCCATCTAGTATAATAATTATAAAATCCAACTCCATCATTAATAGTCTTAACTCTAAGAACAAATAATTTATGATAAGTATCATAATAAATACCAGCAATATTACCTAAATCTGTTCTAATAACTTCATATTTATCAGTATTAAGAATTATTTGACCATATTGTTCACAATAAGTATCATCAAGAAAACCATCAAATAAAAGCTGTTCTGCATTACTTGCATCATCCTCCACGGGGAGTAAGACCTTGCGAATTATTTTATATCCTTTACCACTTTTATATTCAGGTTCATAAGGTCTATCTTTAAGACTAAGACGATTAACATTACAACAACCTGGGCTTAATCTAATAGTAATATCTTCTTCATCAGGATAATTAATAATATTAACTTTACCATCTCCTGCAATCATTTGTTTAAGAGCTTCATTAAGCATATCCCAATCAATAGTTCCATTAGCAATTGGAATCTTAGCACCATTCTCTTCAAGATACTTCTCACTAAGAATTTTTGTCCAATTATCATCAGAAACCCAACTAGTTTCAACACCAGCTTGTAGATTACTACCTATATAACTTTCAGTTACAGAAAGATTATGTTCAGCGTCATAATAGCTAATAGTAAGGCTATTACGTCTAAAAATAGCAGGAACAGCTTTACGAGTATTAACTCTAGTTCCTTGATATGGAATCCATAAATGATTAAACCTAGAAAGAACAACAGTTAAATTATTGTTTGTATCTTTATCAAGAATATTTTGAAGATAAGTAATAGGAAATACTTTATCATAATTATTCTGACTTAGTTTTTCATATAATTGTTTATCATTCATAGCTATATAATTAATTTGAATAATTTTAATAAGTAAATAAACAATATAGTTATCACTAACATTGTTATATTGAATAATATTTTCATCATGCTTCAACTAGAACTCTTATATTAAATACTATATTATTAGAAGTCATAGTAAATTGACATAGTATAGTAAAACCGGAAACAGTAGTATTAGAATTAACACCAATAATAGTGCCGTTATTACTTATATTAATACCACTAACTGTACTATAATTACTTAAACTACAGTTATATTTATCATTACTACCATCTTCATGTTCAAACCAAAATTGTAATTTACCAGAATAAAATGTACTAACATTAGTAGGAATATATACATAAACACTAACAGGACTACTAATAATATTATTATAAGTTGTTTCTCCATCATATATAGTATCTACATTCATACTATTTATATAAATAGGTAATGCAACATTAGTAGTAGTAAACTTATTATTTTGTATGCAAAAACGACCAACTACAGGACTACCTTGTTGAGTACCTCTAGTAGTATTATTTTGTGAACCTAGCCATCTCCATTTAACATACCATGTTCTACTACTAGTAGAAGAATTAGATAAAACTTGTATTCCAAAAGCTATCATATTATCACCTACTGTACTGTCATTACCAACTAGTACATCACAATTAACTTCACTAATAGTTACAATATCACTGGCAGTATAATATTTATAAGTAGTACCGCCACTTCCTTCTACTCCATTCCAAGTATATTTTTGAGTAGTATATATCTTATAATATACATATATTAATTCTCCTTTTGAAGATATATCCTTATCAATTTCACATACATTAGGATAAGTGGTACTATCAATACCGGTATCTGGACCAGTTCCATAATATGTAGTATGATATATTACATTTTGATAAACTAAACTACCAGCAGATTGAGTAATAGTAATATCTTTAGTAGCACTATCTATAGTAGCTCTAAATACCGAACTACGAGAATTAGTAGAAGTATTATTACCATAATTAACAGTTTTACTATTTAATGTTGCAGCTCCACTAACTTTACTTAATGTAGGAGTACCACTATCTTGTTCTGTATAAGTAGTTCCAGTACCATTCCATTGCCAAGTTCTACTTCTAGTAGCAGAAGTAGATAACGTAGCATTTCCACCAGCAGCAGCAATGGTTGTTACATTAGCACTTAAACTAATAGACCATGCTCCCCAACTACTATAAGTTTTAGCACCAGCATTTTGAGTTACAGTAGTATCTTTAGTTACAGAATCCATTGTAGCTCTAATAACTGTACTTCTAGCACTTGTAGAAGTATTATTATCATAAGTTACTTTATTACTAGCAAAAGAACCAGCGCCACTAACTTTACTAAGAGTAGGTGTTCCAGTTCCTGTTTCAGTTCCACCACTTCCACTAACTCCGTTCCACGTCCAAGTTCTTGTCCTACTTGCAGAAGTAGTTATATTTGAGCTACCTCCACTAGCAGCAACATTTCCACTATTAGAAATATTAACTGTCCATGCAGACCAAGCACTATATTGTTTAGCTCCAGCAGATTGAGTAATAGTAATATCTTTAGTAGTAGAATCAATAGTAGCACGAATAACAGTTGATTTACTACTAGTACTAGTATTATTTCCATAAGTAACTTTAGGACTAGTCCAATTACCACTTCCACTAACTTTACTTAATGTAGGACTTCCATTTCCAGTTTCAGTACCACCTGAACCAGCAACACCGTTCCATGTATAACTTCTAGTTCTACTAGCACTAGTTGATATAGTAGCAGTACCACCTGTTGCACCAATACTAGTTTTATCAGCACTAATATTAACAGTCCAACTGGACCAATTACCATAAACTTTAGCTCCAGCTGATTGTGTTATAGTAACCGACTTAGAAACACTATTACTAGTAGCAGTAATAGTTATACTACGACTATTTGTTGTAGTATTATTACTAGCAGTGACAGTTTTACCACTTAAAGTAAATCCACTAGCACTACCACTAAGTGTAGGTATAGCAGTTTCAGTATCAGTATGGGTAGTACCAACACCATTCCAAGTCCAAGTACGAGAACGACTAGCATTAGTAGTTATCGTAGCAGACCCACCGCTTGCGCCTATGGTTTGCGTACTTGCCGAGATAGAAACAACCCAAGCAGACCACGCTGAATACACTTTCGCGCCTGCCTGTTGCGTTATCGTAACCGTTTTGGACAATCCTACATAACTAGCTGTAAGTGTCGCTGAACGGGCTGAAACGCTCTCATTTGATGTAAATTTTATTTGATTTCCACTAAGACTAGCACTACCACTAATACTAAGAGTAGGAGTAGCAGTTTCACTATAAACAGTACCAGTGTTATTCCATTTATAAGTTCTACGGGCAACATTAGCAGTAATAGTTCTAGTACCGCCTTTAGCTTCAACACTAGTTCCATCAGTTTGTAAATCTAATACCCAATCGGTATAAACTTTAGCACCAGCAGCTTGATTTAAAGCTGCACTAACTTCTTTAGTTTGTTTATTTTCTAAAGTAAATACAACACTTAAAGTACCACTTTTAGTATTAGTAGATTCATTATTAGGTATAGTTAATACATTATTACTTATACTACCTAAAGTAGTAGAACTAGTAAAACTAGCAGTAAGATTAACAACAGTTTCAATCCAAGTTCCTGCATAAGTAGAACCTTTGGTTATACTCCCCGTAGAGGTTGCATAGTCAGTTCTCTTATATCCACTCTTAACAGAACTAGTAGGAAGTTTTAAATCATAAACACCACCAGTTGCAGTTATACTACTATCTACTACTTTTAATCCGCTAGTATTATATGTACTTGCTTTACTACCACTAAATGTAACTGTATAACTATCTTTAGCTACTGTATCATCTATTTGAACAACTAATTTACCATTAGTTATAACTCCTTTTTCTACTCCATCAAATAAAACTTTAACTCCATCTGTAGGAAAAGTAACAGTATAAGATACATATTCTGTATTCCATACTAGTTCTACATTATGAGTTATAGGTAAATAACCACTATTACCTGTAACAGTTTGTGACTGATAATGGTCAGCTTCAATAATAGCAGTATAATTAGTTTTAACAGGAATAGTAAATATAAATTTAGTATTGTTTTCACTTATAACAGGAGTATAACCATCAATAGTAACAGTTCCGGAAGCATTTAAATTAAAAGTGATAGTAACGTTAGTATTTTCAGGATAAACAAGTTTAGTACCTTGATATATTTCAAATACATTTATATTACCAACTTTAATATCATGTATTCTAACATCTCCTTGATATATAGCCATAATTTACATATCTGATTTAACTATATAAGTAGTATTATTATCTTTTTGTGCAATAGCTGCATATTGAGTAGCAGTACCAACCCATATTTTAGGATTAACTATTGGGTCAATAGTAAGTTTAGATAATCTATAAAGAGTTTGGTCAACTATCTGAATAGTATTATAAACATATGAACCATCTTCTGATAAAGCAACATGATGAATTGCATTAGCATTACTCCATTGAATAATTATAATATTATCTGTATATCTAACATTAAATGTACCATATTTACCATTATGAAATACAGAATTAGGTTTACCAATAGCTGTAACAAATCCAGCAAAATTAGTAAAAATAGAATTAATAGCAGCTAACACTTCTTCTTTACTACCATCATTTGTTAATAATATAGTAATATTACCAATATCATAAGATTTAATAATTGAATTACTATTTATAGCTACAAAAGTATTAATACTTTTAGTTTCTTCACCTCCAACTCTAGCTATACCTTTATCCCAACTTAAATCAATTTTATTAATTCCACCAGCAGAAAAATAAGTAATCGTAGCACTAATATCATGAGCGCCTATAACAATTCTATCAAAATTAATTCTACTATTGTTATTATCAATAGCAATAATACTTCCGCCTTTTAATAATATTTCTTTTACTTCATCAAAAGTTTTATCACAAGTAAAATCTTTTTGTCCATTAGTATATATTCCAGTAGGAACAGTAACAACTGCACTGTAAACAGGAATAAATTCTTTAGGAGTATCTTTTCTTTCATATAATTGTTGATTAATATCTTGCATAATTTTATAAACTTTAAATGGTGATGCTTATTCAGCACCACCATAATTAATATTAAGTTGTTTTCTTTTTAATAACAAGTTCATAACCAGCAGGAATTAAAGCTTTAATAGCATCAGCAATAGCTTTATCAACTTCGGCTTTAGTATAAGTATTTTCTACTGTTGGAACATCATTAAACTTACTATTAATTTCTTCTTTAGTATAAACATTATTAGAAAGTTCAGTAATTTGATTAGGTAAAGTTTCATCAAGTTTAACTTTATCAGCAGCAGACATAGCACCTGCTAATGCAGTAGTAGCAATAGGTATATCTACATGACCATGAGGCTGTGCTTCATAATGATCATCTCCTTGAGTAGTTGCAAATTGTTTACTATAATAATGATATTTTAATTGTACATAATTAGCATACGCTTTACCAAATTCTAAAGTATCTACAATAGTATTTGGTAAACTATTAGTTATAGCAGTAGCTTTTCTACCTTTACCACCATCATAAGCAGTACCTGTAACTTCACCTAAAGCTAAAGTTTCAGATATAACTGCATATTTAGTTCCAGACCAACGATAAGTTTTACCACTATATTCAGTATCTTCACTTATATCAACATAAATCTTACCTTTCTCAGGAGTATAATACACAGGAGCATCATCAATATATTTTTCAGCAAAATGAGTTTCATCAACATAATATCCTTCAAGAACATCATCAACATAACTTGGTAATTGACTTGCTGGAACTTTACCATCCCCATCAAGACTAGCAATACCATTTGCTACACCACGTTTAGCTTCAATAGCTTCATTACAGAATTGAATAATCTTCTCTTTAATAATAGGATAATTATCTATATTACTAAGGATATGTTCAACGGTAGATTCAACCTTATTCTCAATAACAACTTTAAGATTAGGATGATTATCAATATTATCAAAGATATTTTCTATATTACCTTTAATAACATTAAGTAGTTCAGTAAAGTTATTAATATGTTCAAATATATAAGTAACTCTAGCTTCTACTTTAGTTTCAATAAGATTCTTAAGAATAGGAAATCTATCAATATTATTGAAAATATAATCAACTCTACTATTTACAGCATTGTTAATACAAGTAACAAGACCGGGATAATTATTAATATTAGCAAATATATTCTTAACACAATTACAAACTAAATCAGAAAGAATACCAATAAGTTCAGGATAATTATTAATATTATTAAATATATAATCTACTCGTTCATTAACATTATTCTGAATAGTTTCTTGTAATTCTGGATATTGACCTATATTCTTAAATATATCAACTACTTTGTTAATAGTATTATTAATAATAAGATTCTTAATGTTAGGATAATTATCAATATTATTAAATATATTACCAATAGTAGTTTCTACATGAGAATTAATAGCATTAGTAATAAATTGACTAAGAGCAGGATAAGAAGAAATATTATTAAAGATGGTTTCAGTCCATTGTTTAACATATTCATTAAATATATTCTTAAGTTCAGGATAATCATTAATATTATTGAATATGTCTTTAACAATAATAGGTAAACTTTCAACTGTACTATTCTTAATAATATTAACTAGTTCAGGATAATTATTAAGATTGTTAAATACATTTATAACAAACTCGTTAATAAAACTAGTAATAACATCAAGAAAATCTTTATAATCACCTATATTAGTAAATATTTCTTCAAGAGCTTCAGACAAATCTTTAATAACAGTATCAAAAGACCATCCTTCCCAATTGTCAGGATTAGTCCAAGCTTCATCACTAATATCATCACTATTATATCGTTGAGTCCAATTAACATTAGTTTCATCACGATATGTTATAATATATCCTTTACGACGATAAATTTTATCAAGTTTATTAACAGTATCGGCAAAAGTACCTTCCCAAGTTAAATAAATACTATTACAAGCGGCAAGTATTCTATCTAATCTTGTTCCAGTTACACCATCAAAAATAGCTTGAATAACAGTCAAAGGATAAATATTATATCTAGTATCAGTTTCTTCACAATACTTATCTAGTATATGAATCGGCATATTGCCTTCTTTATCACATTGAACTTTACTAGGATCAAAAGATTGGCAATTAGTACCAACAAAAACATTCTCTTCTAACATAATTACCAAGGATTAGAAACACGTTTAATATAATGTAAAGCAACAGTAGGTAATAGTTTATTAATAGCAAGATAATCTCCTGTCCAATTATCTTTACTAATTTGTGTCCACACCATTTCACCATTTCTACTAATATTAGGTCCAGTCATATACCAATTGGTATTTTTATTAATATTTAAATCCCAATAATTAGTTTTAGTAGTACCATAAGGATAAGTATTTCTACAATCTTGATCCAAAGATCTACCATGATCATTTGCTCGCCAGTTACTAGGAACTACAACATGATGATTACCATCACCACATTTACCAGAACTAGCGGCAATTGCATGTTGATGTAATGGTAAATCAGTACCACCAATATAAAAACCGTAAGCTCCAATATTTAAACCAGGAGTAGCAGGGTCATAAGTATCACCTACATTTTTAAGAACAGTACTACAATCAAGAGTATTTTGTTTAGGATTATTATAAATATTAATACCACCACCTATATGACCCATAACAAATCGTCCTTGAGCAGCAGTATATATTTCCCAACCTGTTGGAGGTGTAGTAGTATCCCAAAGCATAATAGAACCAATAGGCATAACAGCAGCAATCCAAGTTTGTACTTGAGTAGCAGTTACTCCACCTGTTGTTCCTCCTCCACTACCGCCTGAGCCAAATCCATCATTTACTAATTTATTTTTAATATCTGTATAAAGAGTATTAAAATCAACATCAAGTCTGCTAGGTTTAGTTTCACTATCAGCAAACTTACTCATAGTAAGATATTTACCTGTTCTAGCTTCACCGAGTTGAGTAGTAGACATAACATTATGAGTGCCATCTCCACCACTTCCTCCACCGCCTTCAATACCAGCAATAATATCATTAATTTCAGACTTAGTATAATAATTATTAAGCATAGAATTAACAATATCTCTTACTTCTTGTTCGGTTAATCCACCGCCGCCAGAACCACCACCTGTAGCATTAATAGTAATAGTACCATCAGAGTTTTCAACAAAAGTAATATTAGTACCAGCTTTAATCATGTTCTTAAACATAGAAACATAATTATCTTCAAAATATTGTTTATACTCATTACTTATGTTACTACCACTTTGGTCTATCTTATTAAGAATCTCTTCAATCTTATTATTAATATATTGTTCTAGATTATTAATACTACCTTCTACACTACTATTTAAATCTCCAATCTTATTATAAATATCAGTAAATTTAGCGTTATATTCAGTAATAAGATTATCTATTCTAGTATTAATATTAGAAACTTCTTGTTGAAGATTACTTATCTGTTGGTCATGAAGTTCAAGATGTTCATTAATCTTTCTAAGTTCTTCAAGAAGCCAAGCATAGAACTTTTCCATTTCTTCTCTTAACTTCTCTAAGAAAGCTTCAAATTCAGCACGAGTAAGATAAACAGATAAATCAAAACCCATACTTACCCATTTTTCTCCATCCCAAAACCAATAAAAATCATTGGTATAAGAACCACCCCAACCTGTAATTTCAACTTGTTTATTATCTTCGCCTAAATCAAGAGGATGATAAAGTATTTGACCTTTAGCCCAATCACCATCTAAAGATATAGTTTCTTTATCAAACATATCTTCCTGACGATAATTACTAAGAAGTCTACATTTATTTAGTTTAACAGCTCCATCATATAATCTACCACCTCTCCAAAGAATTATACTATCATCTGGAAGTTCAATAGTTTGTCCAGCTAAACAATAATCATATTGAAGTATATAAATAGTATTAGGCTCGTTAATCATATCTTGAGTAAGAGTATTAACACCACTAATCATATTTTTACGAAGATATTTACGAGCCTTTCCACTATAATCATTTACATTATAGTCTTTATCTGCAAATTTAAGTAGATTATCAACAACAGTTAAATCTTCTTCATCAGCAGCGTTAGTAATCTGAGAAGCAGTAAACATTTGTTTAACAGATTCACTAAGCATATCAGGAGTAATCTGACCTTCAAGTATTTGAACAGCATTATCTTCAAAATACTGTTTAAGCACTTGTGCCATATAATTAACTACTACGTTACGACGAAGATAATTATCTTGTATATTAATACCAAATTCATCAGCAACAGCACGTTCTGCAATTGCTCTTGGAAACATACCACTAAAAGATTCTACAAATTTAGAACCAATTTCAGAATCAGCCTCAAGATGCCATTTCTTAGCATTATTAACAGGAGTTATTTCATCAAGTATATAACTCTTTTTAGTTTCAATAACATAAACTTCACAACCTACTCCAATTTGTTCCCAAGTAAGAGCATCTCTATCTTCCATTGTAGATACTACAATTCTAGCAGCTTTAAGCCCTCTTTGAACAACAGCAATAAGTTCAAGTATTTCTTTCTTGAAAGTTTCATAATCAATAACTAAATCTTCTCGAAGTTTAGCAATAGGTTGCCAATATTCTTCATTAGATAAAGGAATACCAGCAGGAACAGCTTTACGAGATATATAGCTAGCATAGAAACCATCATGAACTATACATAGTCTTTCATAAGGTCTGTCATTCCATTGACCATTACAAGTAAGACTAACTTTACCAAGTTCTTTTTCTATTGTTTCCATATATTCTTTAAGTTTACTAAATTCTTAGTGTAGACTCCCCGTAGAGGATGGAATACATTCATGTTATTCATTATTATAATCAACATTACTAAGACTATAAGTTTCATTATATTCTTTACCTTCTTCTCTTTGTTCCCAAAGTTTACCAGTTTCAGGGTCAACATAAAACTTAGGAGCATCTCCACAACTAACTATAGCATGAATTTTTCCTTCTTCATCAACAGGAAGAGTAATAGAACCACTATACTGAACTTGTTCACTACCTTCATAAATAATATTAAGTTGTCCTTTAATATATTTAAGAAGTGTTTCAGCAAGTTTATTTTGACCAAGTTGATATGCAGCCATTGCAGATTGGAACATATTCCAACAAGTAATAATATTTTTATTATTACCTTTACAAGTAGCAGAACAATCATTAAGCATATCAACTCCATATTGTGCCATAAGAACTAATAGTTTGTGATAAGTACAAACAAATTTACTTGGAACTGTCATATAAACATATTGAGGAGTAATCTCAACTTGTTCAGTTCCACTAGCTTTTACATAGACACCATTAACATAATTATCATCTATTTGTTCACTCATTCTATCATCAAGTTATTGTATGAATTAATAATTGATTTTTGTTGCTCATCAGAAAGCAATTCTAAGGCTTCTAGTGCTTGAATTAAAATTTGTCCTTGTGTTAGCTTGCACCAATTTTTTTCGTTCAATGGAAAGCCTAATTCTGCTATTCTCACCTGTTTTTCAGCCATGCTTGCAATGCGTAATTGCATCTCTTTCGATAGCTGTTTTGGATTATTAATATAACCTCTTATCATAATATCATCTTATTTAAAAGCCTTATTAATAATATATGCAGTATAATCACTAACTCTAATATCAATACGTTTATTAAACGCAAGAATACGTTGATTAGAATCAAGATGTTTATTATAAATTATATTAATAATATCGCCATATATATCTTCTTTCCATTCTTCTCTCATATAATGACTAAGATAATCTTCATCCCCACGATACATATTAAGTTTAGAATAAGCATCGTAATAAACGCTATTAACTAAGTGTCGAGCATTATATTCGATTTGGTCACGGTTACTATCAACATTATTAGTAATAATAGTAGAAGCAACAAATTTAGCACATTCTGAAGCTGCATTAACCATAGCAATAGAAACTACAGCTTTAGACTTTTCTCTATCTTTATCAATAATATCTTTAGTAACTATATTAAGAAGTTTGGCAATATCATCAAGAGGGTCTTTTTTGTTATTATCAATTATTTTATTAATAATAAGATAAATAACAATAACAATACCGGGAACTAGACCTTGTTCAAAAGCATTTTGTATTAATTCCATTTTTATGAATACGAAAATAGGGACTATCAGTATTAACACTAATGCTAACACCAATAGCCCCTATTTGACTAATATTACCTAATATTTACCTAATCAAGTCGGGTAGTAGGTTATGCTTTTTCTTCAGTAGCAATAGCTTTAAGGATAGTTTCAACAGTTGCAATAGCAGTAGCTCCAGTAGGGAACGCTATTTGTACAATCTGATGAACAACTTCATCTCTAGTTTTCATTTCACGTGGAACAGCAAAACGAAGAGTAAAGATAGTATATCCAGCATCTGCACTATCAGGTTGCTTCAAAGGATTAATAGGATATGCAGGATACAGTTCAGTATAAGTATCACGGTAAGTATATTCAATACCTGCATCAGCAGCAGCCTTATTAGCTAAATCAATAATATAAGCAGCGTCACCATAAGCAGGTAAACCGTGAGTTGTAACTGTGACTGCAATACCAACTAATTCATCAGCACCAAGAATTTCATAATCAATACCTTTAGACTCAGCAGTTAAAGTAATTTTAGCATCAGCAACAGTTGCTTTAATACCATGTCCAATAGTATTATTATTAATTTGGTTAGCTAATTTCTTTGCTACATCATTAGCAGTAGGATTAAGACCAGTATGAATGGTAGCAGTCCAACGATTACGTTCATTGAACTTTAATCCTTTTTTCACAATCATAATAGAATAATCAGAATAAGCATTTACATCTCCGATAGTAAGATTAGCAGAGAAAGTAGTAGCAGCTTGATAAACACCTTTAACAAAAGTAAGATGTTTCTTATAAGCTGGAAGAACTACTGGACCATTTGCTTCACGACCAAGATTAATGTAAAACTTATCGGTAATCTTAGTACCGTCAGCGTCAATAGTTTCCTTGCCATTAGCAAGATAAGTAAAAGCAACCGCTCCAGCAGCAAGAGGCAAACTTGCTCCATAAGCGACATTGCCCGCTAACAAAAACTGTCTCATTTTTAATTTAATTTAGAGTTTAACTTTGTTTATCAGCTCCATTAGAAGTAGCACCAATACTAGCAAGATAAATCTGTACTGCACGCATAACTATTTCCATATGTAAATAAGGAGGTAAATCACAATTAACCCAATCTTCTTCTCTATCTTCATCAAACTTAACTTTAGCAGGTTCTTTGATATAAAGATATTTAACTAATTGAGGTTTAACTGTATTATTACGCCCAGTATATATATCAACATTGATACCAGATTCATCTCCAAATATAGTAACTATCGGAGCATCTTTCGCAGCACGATTACAAAAATCTCTTAGCGTTTGACCTAAATCTTCAGCTTCAATAATTCTGCAATCATAAATTGTCTTACCATTATAACTAACTTGAAAGCCTGTATATAGCATTATTCCGTCGCTATCAATATTAATTTTATAAGGGTCAACTTCTGTTCCATTACCTGTAATATCTCCGCCGTTAACAGTACCCGCTGTGTATAAAGTTCTAAGAGCATTAACAGGACTAATAGAAGCATTTTGTCGAGCAACCTTATCATTATAAGGAACTGGTCCAACGTTTTCTACTATTACATTTCTAGCTTTTTCAATTATAGCAGCATTAAGACAAATATCTATATCTTCCATGAGAATAGCACGGACGGTCTGCATACCCATCTGTTGTGCTAGTTCTCTGAACGTCACGTGCATCTCCCCAATGTTCATAATCAAATGTTTTTAAGTTTATTTTTATAAGCACTAACAAGAGCACTATTAGTAGGATTTTTAAACCATATAACAGCTTCCTTAACATTAGCACCAATGAACTCGCCATCAGGAGTAGTAATATTCTGATTATGAATTGCTCTGATAAATTCTCCACGAGAAATAAGAACCTCAATTAAAGATTTAATAGTAATATCTTTATCATTACAAAGTTTATTAAACTTAGCAGGTTCATTTGTACTAAATTTATCAAGATGTGATTGTTTATCAACAATATCCATAGCCATACCGTTAGGAATATTAATATTATTGGCAACACAGTATTGAATAAATACAGCATCAAACAAATCACTATTCGTGAGAAGTTTAACATAATTGCCTTTAGCAGAATTAATTTCCTGACGATGTTTAGCAAGACGCTCAGCTTCTCTTTGGTCATCTTTAAAATAGAATCTAATAGATGGGTCAGAATTAATAAGAGCAATATCTTTAGCTACATCTTTATATAATAAACAATGACGATAAATTAAGTAATCATCAAGAACAATAGGATAACCATATTTATACTTTTCACTTTCAAGAAGATTTAACTTAGTAATCTTAGCTTCAAGAGCTTCTCTAAGTTCTTTAACTCCTTTACGGTCACTATTCATATAAGCAGTTTCAATAGCTTCTTCTTCAGCTCTAAAACGAAGATAATCTCGTTTACGATTCCAAAAGAAAGAAATATCAAAAGTCTTACCTAGTTCATCAACTGAAACACTAATATTATTAAGATAAGCCTTAACCCGTGAAATAAAGTTTTCATTATTAGGAGCAAGACCAATTAAAGCAGGAAAATAAGATTCAATCTCACCTTTATTAGAAGAAAGAGTACGAGAACTACGAACACAACTGCCAATTTTATCCATTCGTTTAGATAATGTTTTATCATTAGCTCTACGATATAATGAATAATTAGTAACTAAATTAATAGTAATAGTTCTTTTTTCAGTATAAGGTTCATCAAGACTTTCATCTCTAAATCCTACTGTATTAGCAGGCTGTTTATCTACTCCATCCTCTACGGGGGGTATAACCTGTTTATCTGTATTTACACTAGAAGCAGCAGGAGTATTTTCTCCTGCTTTATTAGCTTCATTTACTTTGTTAAAATCCATATCTTAAATAGCTTCTTTTAAATGATTATAATACACATTTCAATAAGAACATCTTAGTGGTATTATCTACCTGCAAACCAATAGAGCCTTTAACTTCATAACGAGCCATATCAATTTCAGTAGCTGCATGATTAGTATTAGGCAATCCCCAGCAAGCAGGAATATCTGTCATACCCTCAATAACTTTAGCTTTATAAGCCTGTCCTTTTTGACGTACTATACGAACATTCTGATTACCTTTATAATTACTCATATCAACCAAAGCAGCTTGATGAGAAGTAATAGGCAAGCCAGTAATAGGATGAATCATACCGTTTTGCTTAGCAGCTTCAGCATCAGTACCCTTATCGAAATAAGCATTATGAATAATAGTAATAATATATCCATCTGGAGTTTTATACTTATCAAAGTAACGTCCATAAGAAAGACCATCACCATTATCTTGAATCATCTTTTCACCAAGAGGTGTAATAAATCCGTTTTCTTTAGCATCAGTTCTGATAGCCATTTCAAAGTCACGAATAAATCCTTTACCACCCATAAGAACAACTTTCTTATCTCCATCTTGAGTATCACGGTCAAGAACATCACCAACTGTACGTTCAAGTTTGTTAAGAGTCAGAACTTCACCATAAGTATCATAGTTAGATTCACGACAAATTTCTAACATACCAGCAGTACGAGGAATAGGTTTACCATTATCATAGTCTTTCAAAGGAATAGTACCATCAGGTAAACGGTTATATTCAGACTTCCACAAACGTTCTTCATTCATCACCCTCATGTGCAAGTTGAACTGTCGCATTTCTTCATTAATCCAAAGATTAGAAGTACCACCATTATCGTTTTGAAATTGATATTGAGTAACAACATTAGCAAGATTACCAGCTATTTCTTTAGAATAACGATAAAACTCAAGTTGAGAAGTCATTCCAGCAGGCCCCATAGTATTGCTTCTGTTACCTTTAGAATAAGATTCAGAAACAGTAGGAGCACTCATTGCCCAATACATACCTTTAGCTAACCATTGAGGATCAACATAAGCATCAGGATTAGGAGAAGTAAGTTTCAAAAGATAAGCATAACCATAAGCAGATTCACCTAAGTCTTTCTGAATACGAACTTGAGTAACACCATCAGGAGCAGTAAGACCATGCTGTTCAATAAACCAATGAGTAGAGAAGTGAACTTCAAATTCACTACCATTTTGACCGGGTTTAGTAACAGCAGTATTAAAGTAAGTTACAAAGTCTGTAAACTTCATACGACCCATAGTCTTCCAAGTCCACTGTACAGTAGCAACGTCTTTAATACCACGACTACCTTGACCTTCAGTAATAAAACTTAAAGGAAAACGGTCATCATCCATACCATAATTATAAGTCAGAAAACTATTAATTTCTTCTGGCTTTTGAAGCTGAAGATAAGCGATTGATTCTTCATTAGAATAACCTCTATCTTCATAACGAGTTTGTCCAATAACACGTAATGTTTTCATCTACAAATTTACTATTATGTTAATAACCAAAACGCTCATCTTTCAGAGCATCTTTTTTACTATCAGGTTTAGTTATTTTAATAG